CTCTCTATACCCTCTTAGAAGCTCCTATACACCTCTTAATCTCTAGGTTAGCTATGTTACCCTCTATAGGTGTTCACTAGGTATTACTAAGCCTCTATATAGACTGTTTTAACAAACTTAACAGGAATATCTTTACAGACCTTATCTCACAAGGTCTAACACGGTACTAACAAGGTATCTTATAAGCCTGTTTATGCCTGTATTTTTAAAAGACTGTTTAGGTAATTATTCAGAATTTTAAAATTTTTATAAAATAGGACTATCAAGTCATTTTTTAGGGTCTTTGAAGGAACTGAAAAATATCTGTAGAGTTGATTCGGTAGAATCTACCTCATGATGTATATCTGCTTGGTAGCCCTTAACAGCCCTGTAACATCCCCTTTGCAGAATTTTAAAATATCATTAACAATCTCTTAACAGTTGCTACATCTTCTTAACATCTCTTCAGAGGTCTTAACAGATTCTTAACAGTTTTAACAAGAGGGTAACAGTTTCTTAACAGTTGATACATAGTCTTTACAGAATCTTAACAGATGACTAACAAGAGCTATATAGTTAATTTTAAAGAGTTATTTTGTTAAGATAATTAACAAGTTACTAACAAGTGTTTAACCTTTTTAACAAGCTATTAACATGGTCACAGTGGTTGTTAACAAACACAACTTCTCTTTTCTTATCGTTCCCTTTCCCTCTTAGTGATTCTCTTAACATACCTCTTAAAAGCTCTCTATAGCTCCTTGTAAGCTCTTCTAAGTCCCTTCCTAGTAATTACACCCCAACTATGAAGAAAGCTCTTTATAGGGCTTTACAGGGGCTTTAAAGGCTATGTCAAAGATTCTTACAAGGCTTTTACGTGGTTTTAACAGAGATTTAACAAGGGACTAACAAGTTGCTAACAAGTGCCTTAAAAGCATAACTATGTAGGGATTGTTAAGAAATTGTTAAGAAAATGTTAAGGGGGCTAGCATTTACGTAACTTTTAAGTTACTTTATAGCCTCTTTTACGTAACTTTGAAGTAACTTTATAGCCTCTTTTACGTAACTTTTAAGCTACTTTGAAGCCCCTATAACATACTTTTAAGACACTAACAAGCCCTTTTTAGTTATTCACAAGATACTAACGAGATAATAAAGCTTACACACTTATAAGATTCTTTTAAGGCTCTAGGAAGCTTTATAAAGGGCTTTTTAGAGTGGGTTAATATGATTGCTTAAGTTAGGTTGATAAGGCTGTTATAGAGCTTTATAGAGCGTTTAAATGGTTGCCCTTCCCTTTCGGGTTATGGGCTTATATTTAAGTTGATTTGATAAGAGGTTATAGAGTAGACTATAGAGTTATTGCTTTTTAAGGTCTTGTAAGGTTCTGGAAAGGGAAAGGGAAAGGGTATTTGATAAGACGTAAAAAAGCCCCATTTAAGGGGCTGTAAAGGTATTGGGGCTATTTAGCCCCGTTGCGTTGTCTTGTTAGTGTAGCCATTTTGAGATTCTCCAGTTTAGGATTGTTGGGAGGTTATCCCTCCCGTTGATTAGTAATTTACTTGTTTTGATAGTTGATTGCAAGCAATTTTTTTTTAAGTTTATCTATAAAGAACCTTTTAAGTGAATCCCTTTAAGATAAACCCCACTCGAACAACATTACCAATGTCAATGGGTATTGTCAACACTTTTTTTAAAGTTTTTTGTAAGTTATTGATTAACTGATGAATATTTTTTCAGGTTTTACATAGCTGATACGCTGACTTTTTAGGAGGTCATCCCAGATTAGCGCGGCAATATGAGTATAGCCAGATTCACGTAATAGTTTCATCGTTTTACATCTCGTCTCAAATCTGGTTGCATAGTACTCACTATTTAAAACCGTTTTAGTCCCTTCCTTACTTACATGGATAATCTGCATCACTTGGAAGGGACTTGTTTCCTCGCCTTTATTCCACTGCTCAAAGTATTTTAGGCACTGCATAGGTGTCATCTTATCACTTACTTGAGTTGACCAAGATGAGCCAGCTTTATCGGTAATTACGGTTACATAAGCCATTTTGAATCTCCTAGTTTAAGGACTTTACTTAGTGGGGAGGTTATCCCTCCCGTTGATTGACAATTTACAGACTTTTATCAGGCTTGTCTAGTCTTTTTCTATAATTATTTCATATTGACCGTCTACACTATCGAAATAGATACCATCTTCATCTTCTGTTTTAAAGTAACATTGAATGTCATCACTGGCGGGGTAGTCTTGCCTTGCTATCTGACAGACTTGAATGGCATTTTCTTTACTTCCTGTAAACTCCTCAAGCCCTTTAAAATCGCATGAATGACCGTTACAAATAGAAAGGATGAGGTAAACGGTTGTAAGCATGATTAAAGCCTCCTAAAAGCCCCTAGAAGGGGCTAATCAGTGTTTATAAGGTGATTGTATAGGTTATTATAAAAAGCCCTTTAAATCTCTTTCTATGATGTTTCCCGTCAGTGTGTCCATGATGTCACAAAAAACCTGAATACTGTCGGACTGTTGAACGCTTTTAGCGAGGAGTTCCAGAGACTCATCAATATAGTTTAAATTCGGGTTATCCAGTGAAGGCAGACAAAATGGTGAAAACATAGCATTAAATTCAGTGGTATAAACCTTTTTAATCCAGTTTAAATCGAAATATTCCGTAAAACTTGCCACGCCAGACATATTATCGCAAGAATAATCATCATTTAACTCATCTTCTGGAATATCAAGTTCCAAGATAACAATGTTTTGGGTTTTCATCTGAAAAGCTGCGGTGATAGCGGCATTTCCCAGAGCTTGTTGGATACCTTCAAAGATTATTTCTTCCGCATCGTCGCCATAGATTTTATTTTCTGGATAAACGTAAAAATTTCCATCCATATCCGAACAATTCCATGCACCTGATGGCTTATCACCGTTATTAATCAGGTTGGTGAAGTTTTCTTGAGTAGTACCGTGAAAGCATTTCATTTTAGAGTCTCCTAGTTTAAGGACTTGATTTAGTGGTAAAGCTCTTTATCTGGGGCTTAAGATACCAACTTTTAAGCCCCTTGTAAAGTACTTTATCGGTTATTTTTGACAACTTTTAAAACTGCAAGATAACCTAAGCAATAAGAGTCACCGCAGAGAGTTCTACCCATGAAAGAATCCTCTTTGATATCCTTTGCAGTGACAGTTTTTTCTACGCCGTGAAAAAGAACTATATCGCCAACTTTGATATCTTTGATATGAGTAGTTTCAATGTTTAAACCGTTAATAATAGCCATTTTAGAATCTCCTAGTTTAAGGACTTTATTTAGTGGGGAGGTCATTACCTCCCGTTGATTAGTAATTTACTTGTTTTAAAAACCAAAATCAAGAAAAATTTTCAGAGTTCTGCGTAAATTGCGTCGCAGATATCACGAAAATCGTGATTTGTTAAATTACGTTGCAACCATGTTGCGAAAAAGTCAGCGATTGCAAAATTTGCGTCATACTCGACAGATAGCCACACTTTAACAGCAAAACGAAACATTTTTAAATCAAGCTCTTTATTCATTACCTTTGATTTGCCTAACATGTCGGCCATTTCATATTGTGCGCCGTCTAGCGTGATACCTGCTGCAACGTCAGCCAATGAGTTTTTTACACTTTCAACGTCTAAGATAACACTTTGAATCTTCCCAATAATGTTGTACAAAGTTTCATCCGGTGCAGATGATGTAATAACATTAATCCGGTTAACGGTCAAACGTGCTTTTAAGATTGATAACTCACGGTTATTAATAGCCATTTTTGAATCTCCAATTCAGGATTTAGTGGTAAAGCTCTTTATCTGGGGCTTACTCTATCGAACTATAAGCCCCTTGTAAAGTACTTTATACTAAATGCAGCTTTTTACCTTTTACTATGATGTAACTTGATGCGCTATTGCTGTAAACATCCTGATAAATTCTGCGCAAACGTCCTTCGTAGTATACTTTCCAGCTAGTTGGAATCTTTTTCCCGTATCCTGTAACAGTTTTTTGGAATCCTGCAAGTTGCCAATCCAATATGTGTTGCTCAGCTTGTAAATCATCAAAGTGCATGACACCATCTACATAGTGACGCAGGGTTACGTTTAAAGTGCGACCGTTGTTAGTAGCATACATTTTTGAATCTCCTAGTTTAAGGACTTTATTTAGTGGGGAAGGTCATTCCCTCCCCGTTGATGAGTAATTTAATCTATCTAAAAAGCAGTGTCAACAGTTTTGTTTTCGTTTGCTCAATTCTTGAACAATTACAGCGTAATAATCTTTTAAGTCACTGATATTTAAAGCATTTATCAGAGAGTTATAATCATCGACAAGCTGAAAATCATCTTTGAAAATGTTGCTGATTTGATAAGTTTTTGATTGAAATCTGAAGCTCATTTCTAACCATTTTATTTGTTCATCACTTAAACGCTCTAAAAAGCTCATTACAAGGCTATTGCTAACCTGCTGTGTGATTGCCTTATTTGCTAGATTATAGGCTTTATATGCCTTATATAGCGCGAAAATGGCAATGATTGCAGTGATGCCAGTCATTAACATGGTGTTTCCTCTTTGCGTGATACTTTGCCATTTACAGTTATCTCATAAGAATCTAGTAAGTCACTTTTAGATTTTACTGGACTTTTAAAAGTATCGTCATAAATATTTACTTGCAATACAGGTTTTTTATACTCCTTGCAACTATTCCATAAACAAATCACTACACGACGGCCTTTTATTTTGCCGTGTAACCATTCCATAACATCATGACTATTTCTTGATGTTTCAATGAAATCAATTTTGTTGAGTAATTTGCTCAGATTTTCACGCACTTGATTTGGTAATTTCATTTTAGAATCTCCTAGTTTAAGGGTTAATTTGATAAATCTCTTTATCTGGGGCTATCATATCAGCTTGTTAGCCCCGTGTAAAGAGGTCTATTTAGTCCTTAAAGATATTCATCACTGAATCTTTTAATGCTTCCAAGCGTTCTAATACTTCAGATTCTGCGTCTGCGTTGTTCACTTCCTCTTTTAGTCTATCCTCTAAATCATCGCCGTCACGATAGCACCAATCAAAAGCGTAACCAATGTAAAAGCTGTCTAAAACCGTTCTACCGTTTGCATCCACAACTTTCGCGGCAATGCTATATTCTGAAGCCTCTAAATCTCTTTCTAGTTCTTCCTGTAAGCTGGTGTAAGCCTCTTTCGATGGATTTTTCCGGCCTTGTTTTGCATAGTCAATTGAAAGCTGTTTAAGGCTGTAATGTAAAGGAATTGCATATTTAAATCCATTACGCTGACAGTTGGGGTTTTTAATAGTCACACCGCCTTGATGGTCATCTGTAAACTTCCAATTATCAAGATTATGGCTTGCTTCGTAGCAATTGACAGCTTCGTAAATGATGGAAAATTTTTCTTTTACAACTTCAAAGGTAGCGTCTACAGTTTTCATTTTTGAATCTCCTAGTTTAAGGATTGAGTGGTAAAGCTCTTTATCTGGGGCTTAAGATATCAGCTTTTAAGCCCCCTGTAAAGTACTCTATTACTTAATTTTCAGCTTTGCATGACTTCTCATTGTGCGAATAGGTGACGTCATGGCGATGCGTCTGATATATGCCTTTTTAGTGTATACATTCGTTTTCCCGATAGTGTTTACACATGTAAAAAGGTTTATTGGTGAATTTTTTAAATTCATTTGTTTATCCGCCTTCACGTTCCACCTTACAGCAGTTTGTTTTCCGTTGTCAACCACTTTCCCGCCTAACTTTTTCGCCATGATGCGAGCGTCATCACGAGTTTTTGCAGGAATTACAACGTTTTTAATAATAGCCATTTTTGAATCTCCAATTTAGGATTTAGTGGTAAAGCTCTTTATCTGGGGCTTACTTTATCGAACTATAAGCCCCCTGTAAAGTACTTTATTAGTTAATTTTGAAAATTGTCACATAGCCGTCACTGCCGATTATTTGAGACACTCCAGCTTTTTCCACTGAATAGCCCATATTTTCAAGATGATAAACAGCATCATCATAACCATATGCGCCACCCTGATAACGTCTCTTATCGCATCTTATCAGGTTTTTACCACGTCCTGCAAGTGCATTCAGTACAGCTTTTTCACTTGATAGCGTACCATCTAACATGGTTGCTGTGTAATGGTTGATTCTATTCCCGTTTACATCATACTTAAAATTGAATGCGTGAACAACGATAATGTTACCTGTAAAATCCCATCAAGTGATTTTTCCAGTGCGTTGCGGAAGTTGTCTTTATTGATGAATTTAGGTGCACGATATGCCATTTTTGAATCTCCTAGTTTAAGGTTGTTGATAAAGCTCTTTATCTGGGGATTAAGATATCAACTTTTAAACCCCTTGTAAAGCACTTTATTAGATATCGTAGTAATAAACTGCTGTCTGTCTCGTAAATTTTTTAGTATTCCTTGTAAGATAACAATCAGAGTTGATTGCCGTTTCTACATAGTTGCAATAATCAGCTTCTGATATTCTAGACCATACGCCGCAGATTTGCATGTAAAAACGTTTTACATTTGTGTTAACGTTAGTTGTAACCATCAATTCACGGCTGTAAATCATTTTTTAGTGCTCCATTTTTCGAACAATTCAGCAGGGAAACGTTCGCTATATCCTTTTAGTGAAAATGTTCCATCTTCGTGGATAGCTTCCACCTGATAAACCTTGTAAGAGCGAATAGTTAACATTTTGTAAGAGTATTCATGTTTTACGTTAACCTCGTCGCCAACTTTGATTTTTCTTGATGCCATTTTTGAATCTCCTAGTTTAAGGGTTTTACTTAGTGGGGAAGGTCATTCCCTCCCCGTTGATGCAAATACTATAAAAACCCGTTCGAGGAGTCAATAAAAATTTTAAAAATATTTTTGGCAAAAATGTAATGAAACGGGTGCGCGCGAATACCACAAAACAGAACACAAATCAAGAATTATTTTTCAATCCGCTACAAATTTTTCTGTTGACTTTTCTTTTCGGATGTGGTAGCCTTGTGAGAAATGGCGACATCCCTACCTGCACCCACCTACCTGCACAATTCTAAAATGATTTTTCTTGCCCGACCTGATTTTTCTCTGCACGTTTTGAAAATGAAAAAGCTCTTTGGAGATTACCTGCACAGTTTGAAAATGAATTTTCTCTTTGGAGTTCAAAATTCTCTCTACAGATTTCTCTATAGAACCCTACCTGCACAATCCTGAAATGAAAAAGCCCTCCTTACCTGAAAAATTTACCAGATAAGAAAGGCTTAGTCTATTGTGAATATTCTACAGAGTTTCTTAGTTCTTTGCGTCTAAGAAGGTAACTTCCGGTGAAGAGAAAATTTCCTCAACATCCTCATCAGTTCTTGCATAGATATATGTATCTGCATCACTGCCAAATGTTACTGCAATTCTGTGATTGCTCTTCGACAGGTGGGTAACTAGAGCGTTACTTAGAGACATCTTTTCAACCGGAGGGTTACTTTGATGTATCTTACCTTTTCTTCGTCTGAAGAGGGTAACTGCATCATCTGTGAACGTTACTACACCTGCAAAGTATTCTGGTTCACAGTAGTTATTCCAACCTGAGTGTAACTTGTGGTACATCTCTGCCTCGTAGACATACAGGTAAACATCTACACTCTTCATCACCTGATTAATGATAACTGTGACGGCTTGAGGGTCTAGTCCACCGATACCTGCACCAATCATAGGTAACCCAACTTTCTTCAACTGATTAACTTCACAGTATCTGTTAAGCTGTTTCAAAGATGACTCTAAAGCACTGTATCGGGCATCTTTACCAGTCTTAAGCTGAGTGTAAAGGTTAGCTATACGGCCTTGTTCTAAACGTGCTACAGAGAAATTGCCTAGTAAATTTTCACAGGGTTTGTGGCCTATACCACCTGCATACAGATAAACTTCTGTATCGGTCTCATATGCTTTTGGGTAAAGTTTAGAAATCTTGTCAGCGATACCTGCACCCATTAAATTCATACAGTTGCAACCGTGACCAATAATATCAAACTTACCTTTATCAAATGCGGAGAAGATATCCCCATTGATGATTTTTACAATACCCATTTAGCATCTCTCCCAAGATTCTTTATCTTCTGAAGGTTTTACACGTTGTCCTTCGTGGTCTACCCAGATACATCCACAACCTTCACAGATTACTGGCATTGCATAACCAGCTTTAAAGTCATCTTCAGTGATAAGACCTTTTAAGTCTCCTGTATCACGTCCGAACATTTCGATAGCACAATCTTTGCAGAAGTCAGCCATAAATATACGCCTTATAGTTCAGTTTCTCGTAACTCTTTACCTTCATCATAGAAACATTTATAGAATGTATCTATAGAGATTCTGGCAAAGGTGAGGTCTTCAAAGTATTCTTCTGGAGTTATCCCTGTAAAACTAAAACCATCAAGGTTGTAAAACGGTATCACTGTGTCATCGCTTATGAAAACACATGCAGATATGACTTCTCCAGTGTCTTTGTCAACTACCTCTAGAGCTTTCATAGTTTACCTTCTCAGTTAGCTCATACAAATCAACATGCTCAATACTATCAATGTTGATACCAATCTTTTTGAAGCGTTCTACCACTTCGTTGTCAGTCATCCATATCAGACACCAATGATTGTGGATGGATTCTTCAAGAAGGTCAACACAATCTTTAAAAGTTTTTGTATCACTTCTTGTCCCGACTACTGCGATTGTCCCATACAACCACTTGCCATTACCATAAGATACTTGTGCTACGCCAACTTCTTTATCTTTCTCGTAGTAAACGGCTACAAAGTCTCTTCCATTAATCTGCATAGTTACTTCCTCGTTTTAAGAACTGCTAAGATTTCTTTAGAGTCTGGTAAGAACCATGTGTAGTGATTCTCTTTGATTTCTGGATGAGTGTCAACCTTTATTTTGCACTCTTTACCAACATGCTTCAGTTGTGCTGTGATACCTCGCATAAAAATATGACACATCACGTTATCCATAATGGTCGGTGAGAAATCAAACCGCATATAAGTTTCTTTTGGTCGTGGTAGCAGTAAGTACCCTTCTACATAGAAAGTGTCTTCATTCTCTGTCATTGCTGTTTGTTTCCTAATAAAATCATATCAATAAGGTTATTAGCTTTTATTGTGCACTGGTAAAAACCATCACGATAAAACTCAAGGGCTGCTGCCACATCACTGCCAGTATTACCTTTGACAATGAATCTTGTCTCTTCTTGAGTGTACTTGTCACTCTCACTTACTTGGGAGTTTTTGAATGTACTGTTCACTTTGTTCGTTGAACACCCTGACATAATTATCAGTAACACAAACATTATAAAACTCTGGCTTAGTCTTTTCATATGTTAGTACCTCTTTTGTGTGCTTATTCTTAGCAAGCACGTCTTTCAAATCATTTTTGTAATTGGTGCTGAGTGTGGCTAAACCTTCCTGATAAGCATCTTTAGCAACACTTATTAGTTTCTCATTATTTAGCTCAGCTTCAGCAACTTGGTAGTCTCTGTAAGAGTATCCTCCCCAGACACCTGCTCCAACTAAGAAAACAATTATGAAAGTAGCTTGGCAGAACTCTTTAAATGTCATTTAACAATCTCCTGAAATGAAAAAGGCTCCCGAAGGAGCCTGTATCTTAACCTTAACCGAGGACTTTAGCAAGGACATTTGCAGCCATCGAAGAAGCTTTTGCAGCAGCAGCTACCCCAGCTTTGACGGTGCTATCCTTGATAGCAGATACCGTTGCAGCATCAGTAAAGAGATAAGTAGTTGTTTTAGAACCACTTGTAAAGGAAAGCATAAGAGCAGTTTCCAGATTGAAAGAGCGATACGGAGCACCTTCTTTAACGATACCTTCAGCACCTAACTCTGAAGCCATACCCATATCATAGATAGTCATCAGGTTTTCTTTGTGTGCAGTCGTTGAACCAGCACCTTTGACGTGTTTCTTAACATTCAGAAGAGCACGATACTCTCGGATGTTACCGTCTGCTTTTACATTGACAGCACGGAAGATTTTACCATCAAAGTTGCTTTTGATAATGTTACGAACTACTTCAGATTTGTTTGCCGTAACGTCCAGTGCTACCGTAATGATATTGTTCATAAGTTTTTCTCTCAATGTTTAACTAACATGGTTTTAATGTGTGGAAGGATTCTGTTTACCTTCTGAACATTCTTCTCTGTATCTTCTATAAAACATACTATATTAAAGTAAGGCAGAATGCAAGACTGAATCATCCTCACTTTCAAACTTTCTGCACTTATAGAATTAGTTCCAAAACCACGCATAAAAAGCATGTAATCATGCTCTATGTAATGCCTTAAAAACATCTCAGTAGGTATTCTCTGAGATTCACCCCTCGCTGTCAAGAGTCCAATGGCAGCATGATTAGAGATTGCATCAATAATATTGAAAACATACGTTGGCTTTGCACTTACAGAGTCAAGCAAATTAGTGTACTGTGAAAATGACCCATCAATCAATTCCGTTGAGAAATCTTCGTGATTAAAATTTGTAAGAACACCATCAATGTCTGCTAAGATAAGGTTACCTTTTTCTACAAGGTCTTTATTGACTATGACTAAGCTGTCACGTCTTACACCTATAGATTGTCCAGTCTCTTTGTCCACAACGTTCACAATTGGTTCTGATGTGTGGAACTCTTCAAGTGAACATACAACTTCTCTTGCAGTATCTTCAAAGTCTCTGCACTGTTCTGGAGTCCATACACAGGAATCAAGACCTAACTCATGAGGATGCAAGTCGTAAGCATGACACAGTACTTCATCAGACTTTCTTAATTTTTTCATGATTTACCTTAGAAATGTTTGTTGCAAATTCACATTGAGCAATAACTTTCATATTGTTATAGACATCTTGAGAGTATTTCTTAGCTTTAGGAATTTTGTACGAATACCCAGCATTATATGATGCTAAAACTTTTTGTAAAGTCTTCTTTGACTTTGGCTGACCATGTACCTTCGTCCAAAACGCAAGCTCTTTATGTGTTTCCTTTGCAGCATAGTCAAAATCTTTTAAGAGTTTCTTTTTAGCCACATTAGGACTGATTTTGTTACGCTTTACAACAGTCTTCAAGTGATTCTGGAAGATACCATAGTCATGGGTCTTTTTATTCTCTACCTTCAGACCTAACTCTGACTCTTGTAAGGCTATAGCAGCTAGAGTGATACCCCAACCTTTACCCATATTATTCTCACCATATTGGTAAGCTTTTAACATGTTTACTTTTTGGCTAATTGATAGCTCTGGGCAGTCAACTGCATAAGATAAGTGTGCTGTAAACATTAAGCACAAACCTAGAATCAACTTCTTCATTGGTTCTCCTGTTTAGTTTATCGTGACAACAATTATACAGCACTCTGCACAAAATACAAATAAAAAAGGCCGCCGAAGCAGCCTTTTAAGAAATTACTTATTAGATTTCGCGTTTACGTTGAGAGATGAGTTCACCAGCAGTGCCAACGATGACATGCAAAGCTTCAGTCTTACCATCCCATGCTTTCAGAACTTTACGTTGATTATCAACGATTGCTGCAACTTCATAACGGGATGAACGCATCTTCATATCGTTGTAATCAGTCGGAACAGATACAACATCTCGTGGATGGACACGAACCTTCAGGATTGTATCACCTGAGAAGCAACGAACATAATCCCAAGCACCAACATGAAGACCCTGAGAGCAAGTTACGTTACGGTTGTTATCAACCATCCAACGTGGCATTTCTACAATGCTACCCAAATCATTAGGTACTTTGTAGGTGTGAGAGTCAACCAGCTTGCCTTCACGAGTAGAGACTTTCTTCCAACCAATGATGTAACCTTCTTCATCAATTTCAACATCAAGGTGAGATACGAATCCCCAAAGCTGTTCTACAGAGTCTTTAGATGGGTTTTCCATCAGTTTTTCGAAGAACATTACAAGTCGTTCAAAACCTTTATCACCAGTCTTCATCATGTGAAGAATACGGTCAACCAGAGTAGAACGCATCTCAACAGCACCGTAGAATAACTTATCACCTTTGATTGTGATAGCACCCTGAGTAAAGTTTTCGATAGATTTACGAATGTTCATCAGTTCGAAAGCTTTCTTGTACTCACCACCTACAACAGCCATTACGATTTCTTTGTAGTTCGGATGGGTAGATTCAACGATTTCAGAATCTGCACCGAAAGTCATGATAACAGAATCGCCAGTAATCATATACTCAATCTGGTTACCATTCTGCATAGCTTCGTGTAGTTTATTTACCGGAGCTTTCTGTACAGGCTCTTTAACAACCTTTTCAACTGGTTTTCCAGCTTTCTTTTTAACTGATTTAGCAACTTGCTTCAAAGTCTTCGTAGCTGGTTTAGAAACTGCCTTTTTCTTGCCTTTTAAGGTTGCTTCATGACGCTCTACAGCACGACCAACTGAACGGGTTGAAGTATTGAACTTCTGTGCAATAGCTGTTTTAGTCAGCTTACCTTCTTTAACCAGTTTGTAAATTTCTGCGTCAATCTGTGCTTTAGTTTTAGTAGTCATCTTATTACTCTCTCTTGTTAGTTAATAAATCATTTTGTGAGGTTATTCTAAGGGGCTTCAAAGCCCCTTGTCAAATACTTTAATCGTAAATTGTAGTCCCTTCTGGAACACACTTCACATCAAAGCCCAAGAACTTACTCACTTCGATGGGTGACACTTTATTCCAATCTAAATGAGAAAGCAAGAAGTTTTCTTGTTTTCTTTTTGAAAGGTAGTTTGTCACCTTAATGACCATACGGTCACCAGCTTTCTTGATTTTCTTGTACAGCTTTGTATCGTTGTCAAGGCATTCTTTCAAAGTTTGCAACCTGCTAACAGTGTAAGTGTATGCAAACGGTGCAGCAACGTATTGGATTTTACCGAAGATTGCCTCAACAGCATCTTCATTACCTTCTAAGAAGATGGTTTTGTTTGTGTCTCGTGAATAGCAATAGCCACGAGAAATCTTTCTGTTATTGAACGTAAAGTTTTTGGCAATAATCCAACTGCTTGTAAGGTCGAGGACACCATTCATATAGATACGTGTCATATATCTGTTATGATTAATCCAATGAACATCAGTTAAGCTGTCGTTCAAGAGCTTCTCATCTACTTCAATCCAGTCTTCTGGTATCTTTTTCCAATTTGCTTTTCGGAAAACATATACTGTCTTTCCAATGACATTGGCAACTGACTTAGCTACATCTTCTGGAGATGAGCAAAAACATTCGCCATCAACTGTGTCGCCTACTGCCTTAATATAAAGCTGAGGCTCTTCAATCGTATCTAAGTCTTCTGACACCTCTTTGTATGAAGCTACACCTTCTGCTGGAACAGCTTTCCAAAGTTTTACAACACCTCTTACAGCTTCTTTACGCTGATAATGATGTTCCTTATCAGACATCTTCACAATCTTTAACAAGCTTTTATCAAGTTTGTGCAGATTGATTAAGTCGTCTAGCTCTTCCTCATTAGAGAATACAAAGACAATACCATTATATCTGTGAAACAGACTTGACTCACTGGCATAGTCTCGACATGCACCACGCAAGATTTGGTTGCGTCCTACAGTCTTCTCAGTACCGTTTTTATTGCGACGGTCATTGATAACAAACAAAAACTGTTCAATTTGGCTTTTGCGCATTGCACCAAAGATATTGAACATACTCGCCTCTTGAGTGTAGGAAAGTGCTGTTGCACGAATCTTACTCTCTAAAGAGTTAAACTTAACATAAGCAACTGGATTATAAAGATAATCTACTTTAGGGATGTTGTTTCCGTTCCTATCAACCTTAATATTACCTTTACCATCGCGTTCATAGACAACTGAGCCGTCTTCTGCGTAGATAATTCCACGACGAATGTTTAGTAATTCTTCTTCCAGAGAATCAAGCTTAACGCCTCCCCACTCTAGCTTTGGACACACAGCATTAAACATCTCTCGTGAGTTCAAGCGTAACTCAGCATAAGCCTGTGCAGCATCCATGAGTGTAGGTTGACTATTAACTTTCTTGATAACATCCTTTGTAATTGCTTCAGTTATCTTTTTAGTAGCCTCGATGATAACATTTTTTGTCGTGTCATTCATCTGCAATGCTTCACGAGAAGCTGCAATAGCAACTGAACCAATAGGCATGTAGATGTTTACAAGGTCTACGCTCCTACGGAAAAACTCTGGCAAGACTTTGAAGAAATCATCACCAAGTAATGCTTCCATATTAACAGGGTAGGCAATGTTACCCATCACCACATTAAACTCTGTCCTGTTACCACTAGAACGCCAGCTTTGTTTGTGAATCATGGCATCATAAACACCTTCTTCACGGGCAATGACATTCATGTCTGCTAATACATCGTCATACTCGATATTACTTTCTGGTTTTACAGCAAAGTATGAGTATACATTGCCAGCCTCTTCAAAGAACTTTGAAATACGATGGTCAGCAACTGCTACACGCACAGCTAAACCATTAGGTTCTTTTGTTGGGTTGGTGGTAAGCTTAGTTACTTGAGGGATACCATTCTCAAGATAAACAGAGTACTTATTAACAACACCGTCAACATAGCTAGATACTGTGAATGACTGAGCGATTGCAAATGGAGATTTTGAGCCGATACCCATTGCACCAATGTAGTCATTAGAGTCATTCTTCGTAGAAGCCCCGTAGTTTAGATACAAACTCATAACTTTATCATGAGTCAATCCAGTTCCAAAATCACGAACTTCAAAGTAAGGCTCAAAACGAGTAGGTAAATGCACATGGAACGGGATGTTCTCTTTTCCAGCTTCTTTCTGAGCATCTACTGCGTTACATGACAGTTCACGAATTACTGCTCGCTCTTTAAATGTATATACACCAGAACTCAGAAGGCTGAACATTTCAGGTGTCATTGTAATCTGTGCTTGAGACGTCTCTAAAGAAGTCGAACTCTTAATTACTTCTGCGTGGTCGTTTACCATGCGCATAATACTTTCCTCTTAGTTTGCTGTTAAATTACTTATTAAACATTTTACCAGAACCGCCACACATAGGGCAACAACCTGCTCTTGTATAACCTTCTCCATCACAGTAGTGACATTTTTTATACTCTGCAAAGTACTTACAAAGAAGATAAACAAGTACTGCTACGCTACCAAGTGACAGTAAAATTTCTATCCAATATGCTTGCATGACTCACCCCTCATATTTTTGTAAAGGATAAAGCTTCTGTCATGGACGATACTTGTAGATACTGCAAAGTTACTTTCAAGCATCTGTTTGTTTGGATTGTAGAAGCTTTCTTTAAACTCGTCAAGTGCAAATTGGTGATTGTCTGGAAGACCTTTTACACAGACCTTTATTGTAATTGCTGCTGCAACCTTGCCAGTCAGTTCTTCTTTAGCTGCTACTAAGATTTTGTTGAGGAACTTATGACCGTTTTCAGGCTTCTTGATGTTCTCCCAGCGTTCTTCTAAGACAATGTTGATGTTCATCTCTTTGATTTTCATAATTTTCTCCAGAAATTAAAAAGGCACCTACGGGAGCCTCTTATCATATACTTTTAAAGTTGCTTGTCAATATTATTCCGAATATCACCAAGAGATGTGTAGCCAAACTGCTCAGAGTCACTAAAGACTAAACGTAAAGCACAAGCTGGATGTTCAAGTGCATCTGCAAAGCTCTGGAATCCATAGCCATCTACAGCTTTCAGGTTATCACCATACCACATAGGTGCTACACCTCCAAAAGCAGACTTCTTAACACCACTATCTGTTTTAGGGTCTTTTGCAAGCATAATCTCTTTACCACCAATGCTTGCAAGAGTTGCTTTGACAGCAAATGCAAAGGTGTCACGAGTCATGTACTGGTAAGTGTAAGAACCTACACCAAACACTACGTTAGAGCTTGCAAAACCCATTTCATATAAACGCTTCAGGATTTCGTTTGCACGTTCCAACGTGATAGAGTCACCATAAATAAGTCCAATGTGCTCATCCAGTACTTTAAAACCTTTAGAGTTGATAGTCCCTCCAAAGATGTTATACAGGGTCTTAATAGCTCCATCAATCTCTGCTACAGGACGTGTTACAACGTTTGCAGAGCCGTTGATGTAGGCATCTTTCAGAAGCACTGTATCAGCTACTTCAAAGTCTTCTCTGTCAACCACCATTTCATAGCCTTCTGTACGTAACCACCCAGCCATAATATAGTGAATGTCTTCAAGATTCATGTTCAGAACAGCATTCAACTTTGTGTCGCTGGCTTCCAGCTTGCTTAGGTGTTCGTAATAAGCTTTTTTAGCGCACTCTAAGTGGATTGCTTTATAGCCTGTGACAATATGTACAGGGTCGCCAGAGTCAGGACGAATTACCAGTTTTCCGTCACGTTCCATAATCTCTTTACGAAGTGCTGGTAAGATTTCTGATACAGTTCTCCAGAAGTTATAAGTATCTGAAACAACACTTGCAATACCAGTTGGGTAAGTTTCTGTTAAGAATCGACGGAAGGTTTGTAACTCACCTTTAAAGCGTCTTTCTTCTTCAATCAACTCATTACCACCTTCCCAAGCAATGTTTGCACACATTACAGAGTGTTCAGTGGCTGGTACAGAACTACCAATATCAGAAATTGGATAGGACTGTCCATAAATGCGTTTAGCTGTATATACCGCAGGGAAGCTATCAGTCCCTTTAAAGCTTGTTAAATGACCTACAGCGTTAAATGCGTCATCGGTAAAGCCGGACATACCACGCATAGCAAAGTCATGGCACTGATAAGGCAAATGTAAGTCGTTGTCACAAGTAAGGTCAGACCACTTCTTACAGATACGTTTGTAGTGTAATGCAATAGTTGCAATGGTACAAGCCTTCCAAATCTCAGCAGAGAAAGCATCTTCAAGATACCCAGCTACCCAATGGAAACCTGAAACAGTGTTCTGGAAGACAATCATTGGTACACGCATAGGGACAACTGTGCCTTCTTCTACAGCGTATACTTCAACTGGTAGATAACCTAAGTCGTGGAGTGCTTCCCAATGTTCTCGACCAATAGCATCTTTACCCAGAACGCCGTTCATGACTTCTAAGATTTCGTCAATTGCTTCTTTTTTGTCACGTTCAAAGAAGGTGGCGTTCCAGTGGTCTATCAAGTAATCTTTAACAAAACGTTGAATACCAAAAGCCACTACACCGTCAATTGCTAAAGGGCTGTTAAACCATTTATCGCTACGTGGTGTCAGGTTGAACATTAGGTACTCTGTTGCACTAGGATACTGATAAATATGGCCAGATTTGTAAGCATCTGCGTTTAAACCTGCTGGTACTGCATAAAGTGATTTAGTCATCTTTTAATCTCTCTCAAAATGGGGCTTAAAAGCCCCTATAAAGTTTTAATCAAGGTTTGCTACAGTAACTTGACTATAATGTGTTAAGCCACGGTCTTTAGCTTCCCCTAAAGAGTTTGTAGTGTAGATGTGGTCAATACCATTGTCAAGAAGGTTTTCAACACCTTTAGAGAAGATACCATGTGTTACATAGAGTTCCACACGTTTTGCACCTGCTTCACGAAGATGTTTAGCTGCTTCTATGAAGGTTCGACCGCCATCACAGATATCGTCGAGAATCATAACAGTTTTATCGGTCAAATCAACATCATCAAGGATTCGCATACCAGTAATTTCACCAGTCTTAAGGTTACGTACTTTAGACATTGTGATGTATGGTTTATCCACCTCTTTAGCAGTTTCTGCAATCTTCTTAGAAGCACCTGCATCTGGGGCTACTAAGTAATCAACCAGTGGGTCATTTGCATAGTGGACTGCAATTTCATTTTGAGGAATACTTTGGAAGCAGTTAAACAGGTTATCTGGCACATAACTGTGAGGGTCAACTGAACAGACTGCATCAAAACCCATTGCATTAACCTGTTGTGCAAACACTTTCAAAGCTGCTGCATCACCTTTAAACATGTGACGGTCATAGCGTGCATTTGGCAAATAGTAAAAGATAATGGTCTTCATAGCAAACTTATGAGGTACTAAGTTGTCCACCGCCTCTTTAGCAAGTGCCACAGCAAACAATGTATCTTTATCATAACCTTTTACAATCATAATCACATTGTTGATAGATGATGCTGCATAAGCAGTAAAATCAACAAACTCTGGTGAAAAGTTTCCACCAATCTCACCAGAAGGGAATTGGATGATGTTAAACTCTTCTTCATGAGTTCCTTTAGTTGGTGAATGAACTGTAACACGGATAGTTGTTTTCATAGTTTTATCTCTCAATCAAAAGTTACGTTTGTTACTGCCATTGTAAGTTGCCCTATAAACTGTCTCGAACTTCAACAGGAGAGATATTGCCAAATCTGTATAGTTGTTGTCAAGCACATCTGGCATATTATTTTTGATATATTTCTCTTGCTCTTCATAGGTCATCTTAGAGGTGCTTAAAAGACTATCTCCTTGCTTCTGATTATCAGCTTTAGTCTGAATAAACCAGTTTGCACAGTGATGTTCACCACCTTTTGTAACAGGCTTGTGGTGGCCTAATGTGAAGGACTGGTTACCTGTGTATCTACAAAGCTTATTGAGCACTGCAATGGTGTTCTTCACAACAAAACATTCATACAGATTATCTATGGTGTAATGTGGGTAATATCGGAATAGTGCTCTCTCACGAGTACTGTCACGATTCCAGAGAATCATGTGATTAGAGTTAGAAGGGTCATATTGGTGGGTGTCAATGAACTCTTGACGTTCCTCAAAGCTAAGTCTTAGAACTGACATTGCAGCCGAACGTTTCAGATTTGACAGATACATTTTATCTCCAAAATAAAAAGGGAACCTTTGTAGTCCCCTTATAGTATCTGTTTACTGAGCCACTTTCAAGATGCTTGTGAATGAAATCTCACCCTCATCCATAAACTCTTTTGCTTCTCCAGTAACTTTTACAAAGTTATCTAGGCAGATAATCTTCTTATCTTTCTTGCTGTAGGTTAGCTTAACCTTTTCAATGTCTTTCTTAGAGCTTTTCTCTTCATTGAAGAGTTTTACAGCCTCTTTGAATGGTAGATATGAGCCGTCATTATCACTAATGAACCCTGTACCACAATAGTAGCAGTTATACTCTTTAGCCATAAACTGGCACAGTACGAAAATCTGTAATTTACGAGTGTTATAAACTTTGCTCATGATTATTTAGCCTTCTTGTTACGTTTACGGTTACGAGCTTTCTTAGCTGCCCGTTTAATAGCTGCTGCACCAGTTGGTCGATGTGCTTGTTTTTTACCACCTTTTCCACGTCCTACGTGGATGTAAGGCTGCTGTTCAATTTGGCTTGCAAGAACTTGTGCAACTGCTGAAGCATCTACACCAACCTGCTTTCCAGTCATAGAAATGATTGCTGCTGCTTTTGCCAGTGCCTTCAAGAAGCCAGCCTTCATATTACCTAAAATTCCCATTTTTTAGTCTCTCTCATTCAAGTTTAATACAGAACTTATGAAGTTCTTCTTCAGTGATACCGATTGGAGTGATACCTTCTCTGATATTTTGAATCCTGTAGAAGTCTCCAAACTTATCTGATTCATGAATGACAAACGTGACATTCTTTACAATCGTTGCAAGAGCACATAATGAATGTGCCCCAAATTTTTCTCTTGTATAAATAATCCAGGCATCTAACTTATTGATGTCATAAGTCCACTTGCCAGAATAATCATTCTGCTCGCCATTGACAATCGCCTTGCCATCCATACTCTTTTCTCCAGAGGTTTTGGTTATCAGAACCACGATATGGTTTAACTGTTGGTTTAGATGAATCATACTTACCATCAATCACCACGTCAACATATTTCATCACATCTAAGTGGATTTTTTCGTGCAGTTGAAAACCTGTCCAAAGCCATATAGACTTTTCTGGATAAACAGTTTTAATACGCTTGCATATGTTGGTAACCTCTTGAATGTTTCTATCATCCAGAGGCTCCCCACCAAGTATTGACAACCCACTGATGGCCTCATCATCCATTAATTTAATGATGCCGTAGAGGTTTGCATAAGTAAACTCTTTACCAGCATTAAACTTCCAAGACTCCCTGTTAAAGCAGCCTTCACAGTGATGTTTACAGCCAGCTACGAAGAGGCTTACCCGAACCCCTTCACCATTAGCTGTGTCAAATGGTCGAATCTCCATGTAATTCATCTAGTTACCTCACCAATATTATTTAATTGTTTTACTTATTCAAACACTACCTGACAAGGAACCTGTTTAGTAATAAATTCTTCACAGTGTTCTTTAATGAAGTTTTGTAATGGTACACAGTCTTGTGCACAAGTCATTAGCATAATGTACTCTGGATTCATAATGTTTTCAAGAGTGTAGAAGACAACATCATCAGAGAGTTCGTGACCATCTTCTTCAGACCAAGTTCCAGTGACTACAGCTAGTTTATCAAGTAACTCATTAGGCAACGCTACGCCGTCTTCTACGGAATCACTTAGAACATTGTCACTGATGTACAATGTGAACACTGTATGGAATGTTGAGTATTTTACGTGATTCTTTTCGCAAGAGCCACACTCTGAGGCGTAGTCTTTAACCCACTCTAACTGTTTTTGGTTCAACTTAATCATAATTTCACCCTAGTTGGTAATGCACTGAATGCTATAGCTAACCCTAAAAATGGTTTGAAGCATGACCATAAATCCATTTGTCCATGATATGATAAACTCCATTGTGGGTCTGAAAAACCCCATACCATAACACTAACCCCAAAGAAGAAGATTAGAATGTGGAGTATGTATATCAACGTTTTTGATATTTTAAACATTTTAACTTATCTCTCAATTCACAATAAGAAAGTCCTAAAAAGAACCCTAGTAAGACAGAACCTATGAACAGGCCAATGATGCTCTCTGCCATATCTAACATCCAATAAAAAAGGTGATGTAAGCCTATCAAGACTCACACCACCTTGTCAAGTTTTACATAAACTTATTTTTCTTACAATTGTCAAAATGATAACGGGTCATGTTGCCAGCACCACCAGTCATACCACAATGTGGACAAGTTTTCTTTTTCTTTGGCTTTTTCCCGGCTTCTGACATCCTCTTCCTTGTTTCTAGAGACCTTTTACAACCTTTTGATTTTGTATTGCCTATTTGGGCTTCTCCTAATCGTCTTCGGTGTTCTTCAGTAAAAATCCTACCTTTATTCACAATAGATAAAGCTTTCGAGTTTAAAGCCCTTATCTTTTCATAGTCTCTGGATGATATTTTCCTGTCTAGTCCATCATGAGCTAACCTGTGCCATGCAAACCATAACTTATGGTTGTCTGGATACATCTTAACCAGCAATTTATGAGCTATATAATGCTCTCTAGGTGTAAGTAAAGCAATATTGTCTCCACTAATTTTATCACCACCTAAGCATACTGGTATAATATGGTGTCTTTCATAACCTTTGCCTTGACATTTGTAGTATGTGAGAGGCACACCCCTTTCAGAATGTGCCTTCTTAATAATTGCATTATATACTAGTTCGTAATTCATTTAGATGTTACATAGAAACCCTATCCTTAATTTCTGCCATCTTAGCGTCATTCATTCGAGACTGACCTTTAATTTTTGTGAATGACAAGTACCCGCACACCCTGTTAATCACAGAGATGTCATGTGAATGGCAAACCTCACATTCTTCAACATCAGCCTTTGGTCTGTTGCCACAATGTTCACAGATTGCTAAGTCAAAGTTAAGCCCCTGATAAAAACCTTTCAACATGCCTCTTGTAATACAACTTTTAAGTGCTGGTAAGTTTTCTGGGTTAGCCACCCTTACATACTGGATTCTGCCGCCTCTACAGATATGGAAGAATGGCTCTTCTAAGTCCTGCTTCTCAAATGGTGAGATGTCTGCTGCAACATTCATATGGAAACTGTTTGTAAAGTATTCCTTGTCAGAAACACCTTTGATAACGCCAAACATATCTCTGAACTGTTTTAGCTGAGTCCCACAAAGTGATTCTGCTGGAGTACCATAGACAGCATATAAAAAGCCATCTTCATTCTTAAACTCTTCAGTTTTCATGTTAATGTATGCCAGAACATCGTATGCAAAACTATAGCTTCCAACTTCATGAAGTCGTTTACCTTCAGCAAGAACAGACAGCTCATCAAGAGCAGTAACCCCAAAAGAAGCTGTGAAGGACTTCACGATATCCCAACCAACCTTGTCAGTAGGTTTCTTAGTCCCTTTGTACAGACCACCTTGTGTGAATGCAAGAGGGTTAGAACTTGCTGGCATATTAGCAATCATTTCGTAGCGTTTCTTGTGGAAGCTGCGAATCATCTCTAGGTACTTATCAAGCTCCTTCCAGAAATCTAAACCATTCTCTTTAGAATACTGGTAAATCATTGGTAAGTTCAAAGATACAGCACCAATGTTGGCACGACCTACATAAAATTCTTCACCATCTTCGTTATGATATGGTGATAAAAACGCTCTACACTTGTTGTTCAGGTAAGTTCGCTACGCTTACCCCGCTTTATTCAAGCTGCTTACTGTCACCAGTAAGTCCAGACTATATCTTCTACTTATTTCTAAGTAGCGTACCATTTCGAGTCGCTTGACCCTACACCGCTACATTCATCACGGTTAGTCGTTCGGCATTTAAATGTACTCAAAATCATGTTCAAAGTTATTATGCTCTTTTACACCCTTCAATATTGAAGAGATAGTCTTGCGATTATACCCAAGTACATTAGATAACTCTCGTATTGACTTAGCAACAATAACTTCTTTTGTCACTTTATGTGTAGCCTTCACAGCATATGAACGCTTACAAAACTTGTAGCAACCATTCTCATAGCCTTCTTTAACATTCTCAGAATGAGTTCCCCATTCTAAGTTAGAAGCATGGTTGTTCAGTTTGTTATCATCTTTGTGTTTTACAATTGGAAGATTGTTAGGGTTAGGTACATACTTTTCAGCAACTAACCTATGGACATACATGTCACGATTCTTCCTTCCATAAAACCTTACTTTCATATAACCAGTGTTGGATTTCCACTGCGTAAGTTCTACACCATTTTCCCTAAAGACTCTTCCGTCTTCAGTAACATGATAATTTGGCATGTAATACTCCTTTTCTATATAGTTTCTTACATCGTACATCATTTAGCACAGGATTGTCTACACCTGTAGAGTTTCCCTGTTTAGGCACGTTTTAGATGAGCTATAGAGCTTGTTAACCCATCGGTGAAATTACCTTACCAGAACGCTCAAAAGCTTCTGCTACAGCACCATGACCAGATACACTTAAGAAATCTGGATACATTGCTTTAGAGCAACACTCAATAGCTTTACTGTACAGGTGTCCTTGACAGATATTTTCATCATGTCTCTTCTGGTCATAGATATAAACCAGTTTAGGAAATACAACAGGTTTCTTGCTCTTACCTTGTCCATTCATACGAACATCTAGGAGAGTACTTGCAATCATGTATTGTAGTCGGTTGTCTTCATTAGACATGTCTGAGTCAAGTAAACCAAATGTTAAAGTTGTGAATGCGAAATCACCACGGCTACAAGGTACAGTGTTTAGTTTCATTTCAAGTGACTGGAAACCCTGAGTTAATTCAAGCTGTAGCTGCTCCATGACATAATTATGGTAATGTTCTTTAGGAATACCGTAAGATGCGGCTTTCTCAGCATGATAGCGTAGAGACTTCTTAGCATACGGTACAAGCACCTTATCAATCTCTGCTAAAGTAAATCCACCAAATTGCTGTGCAGTTGCTGAAAGAACTACATCACCAATAACCTGTAAGGCTGACAGCACAGACTTCGGTTCACAGTATTCGATGCCAGACATTTCAAAGCCACCTTTCAGTACTTTACCAATGTCAAACAGGCAACAGTTGATACCACCAAAAATCAGGTCTCTTAAGTCATGGACGTAGATAAACCCTTTTTCAATGGCTTCAAGTTCCTCTGGTGTTAAATGGTACTGTTTAAAGATTTCTTTAGTCAGATAACCACGAATAATTGAACCTTTTGTAGAAATTAAACTACTGTCAAAGTTAGCATTTTCACGGTCGCCTAAGAAAAGCGTGTCTTTGGTCTTCTGGTAAAGTTCATCCCAATTTTGAGCAACTTCTTTACGGTAATTTCTGTATGTTGAGTAAGACTCATAAATCTCGTGACTGACTTCTGCCAAAGCACCCTCAACAATGCTGTGAATATCATTTACTGAGACGAGCAAATTATTCTGCTTAGTGGACTTTACCAGAATCCTCATAAATGCTGACTCAAGAGCTTGGATAACATCTGGTGGGAGTTCTTTATAACCAACCCTGTTAGCTGACTTAGTTACTGCTGTTAAAACTTTTTTGATATCCGGTTCTTCAAGTGAGCCATTCTTTTTAATAATCTGTACTTTGTTCATTATTGCCCCTTTACATGCTAAAAAGGTCTCCGAAGAGACCCTTTCATTTTAAATCTTTTTAGAAAACTTTGAAAAGAGTTCTCTTAGTTTTTCAGTGATGCCTAACTGTATCTCTAATATTTCAAAGATAACCCATAGTAACATGGCTCCGAACAATGAACCTTGTTCAAAATCAGTAAATAGGTTAACAACAAGCATACCAATCACAATAGCTGGTGCATCAACAACCAAACCTTCCCAAAGGCGTTTAAGCATTGTTCACCTCTGCCATGAAATTCTGTAGCGTTCCAACAGGTTTTAGGTTTTGACCGTCAGTTTTCATGATGAATGGCATCTGACGAACTGGCATCTGTGCAATATCCATCAGGTCTGACAGTTCATAATCCTGCCCTAACATTCTCACAACATGGTCAATACCACGAGCTTTCGCAAAATTCTTTGCAGTCTCACACTGAGGGCATCCAGTTTTGGAGTAAATTACATAAGTCATTAAGGAACCTCTAAAAATCCACTATTCAAATCATCTACAACAGTATTCAATAAGTACGCACCGTTCTGTTGCTCCTGATTAGCATTCTGCTCTCTATCAATTTCCATCTTCTTAATCATATACTTCAAAGGTGGTTCTTTAGGAGCTACAAAATCTCTGGGAATGCCAAACATATCATACAGTGGGGCAGCATTATAGTAAACCCACTCATGAAGAAGCTTTGTATTTAATCCAACTACAGCGCGTCCTTCGGAGAAGATATAATACGACCATTTCTCTTCGCTTTCAACTACTTCATCTAAGATTACTTTAATCTCTGGAAGAATTTGTTGGAAAGCTTTTTGCCACTCATCATCTCTTAAAGTTTCTTTTAAAACTTCAATATCAATTTTAGTGTGAAGGATTTCGTCAAGCATAATTTTCTGGACAGCTTGAGCAATACCTTGAAATTTATCTTGAGCATCAAGTGCAAAAGTACATGCAAAGGATGCCATAAAAGAAATACCTTCAAGTGCAGTCACTGCAAATAGACCTTTTAGAATCACTTTATGGAAGTGTAAAGGGTCTTTGTCCAGAAGCGAGTCACGGACATAACTCAGACGATAGTTTATGCCTTCATCTAGTAATTCTTCAAGAACACGATTCACAGTTTTTAATCGGTCTTGTACAGCAATGTTCTGGTTAATCTCATCTAAGATTGTTTCAGGATTTTTAATACATTGCCTTACAATCTCTGAGTAAGTAAGAGCATGTAGGTTTTCAATCTCAGACTGCTTCATAATTGCAGTTGCATAAATGTCATCAGAGATAAATGGTGCAAAGGCGAATGCTAAACTCTTAGCAACTTGGGTATCTGCTTCCCATTGCCACTTAAGAATCTCAAGCATTACACCTGACATTGATGCTGGTACACTCTCAAAATCAAGACGTGATTGTTCAAAAGGGAACTCATCTTCTGACCAGTCTTGTGCTTTTTGTTGTTTATATAGCTCAAAGATTTTTGGGTAGTGTTTGTTAAGTGAGTCAAATGTCTTTCTCTCACCACCTAAAAAGATTGGGTGTTGGTTAATCATAGTGTGATTTCTCCTTTCTTTATCATCTCTAAGGCTTGTTTTCTGTCTAAAACTTCCCAATTTTCTTTGTTAAACATGTCATAAGGTCTTGCATAGATTTTACCATCTGCTGTAGAGATGTAAGAGACACCAGCGACCCATGAGTCATCATTCTGTTTTATCATCATATCTGTGCTACTCACATAGTATAGCGTTTTCCGAGGTTTATGGAGCAAGTATATAGGCCACTCATGTTTTTCTATTAAGTCTTTCATAGTTTCTCCAAAGTTAATTTTAGAGGGTCTTTTACGACCCTCGTAGTTATTAAAACTAAACACCACAACCCTCGCAATAAGCATCTTGCAGTGCAGATTTACCTACACCAATGCGACTGTTAAGGTAGTACATGGTTTTCATACCTACTGAGTTGGCATAAATCATGTACTTCAAAGCTTGAGCCAATGATACCTTCTTAGACTTTGCATAGTCAACATAGAAATCTGAAGAGATAGCTTGACCAGTGAACTTTTGAACAATTGCATAACAATCAATCAGGTCAAAGGTGTCAATATCCCAAGCAATTTCATAGACATACTTCAACTCTTCGTAATCTGGAACAATAAACAGCACGTTACCAGTTGCAGACTTTTTAGTTAAAATAAAGTCACGAATTGGGTACAAACCGTTTGTTGTATTAGTTGCCAGTGAAGAACTCTCATTAGGCATGTAAGCTTCTAATACAGAGTTACGGATTCCACCATTTTCTTTAATACGTTGTGCTAAGTCATCCCAATCATAACGAAGTTTTGCATCATGCTTCTCATCAATCTTCCTGTTAGCTGTCTTCGGAGGAACCCAACCTTCAGGATACTTAGTGAACTGCATATACTCAGGTACACCACGCTCTTTAGCAAGTCTTAAAGAAGCTTCGTGTAAGTAGTAAGAGTGCATTTCAGCAAGCTCATGAAGCTTCGTCTTACCTGCTCTTGAAGAGTAGTTCACATAGTTTTTCGCAAGGTAATGAGCCACATTTGTAAGGCCAATCCCAACAGAACGACGCTTCTGAACATGGTTGCGCATCGACGGATACGGATAATCCATAAGGTCGATAACGGAGTCAACCATTGCAAGAGCATAATAAGCAACGTCAGCGTATTCATCTTCTGAAATTCTCCCTGCAACCAAACTAGCTAGGAAGCAAAGAGCTACCTCACCATCCTCTTTCACAGCATCATCTCTGTAAAGGTCTGTCTCTTTCTCAAATCCATACACTGGCAACACGATTTCCATACAAAGATTTGACATCTTCAAAGGCTCTTTAAATGGTGTATGTGTGTTTGCATTATTTGTGAAGAATGGATACACACGGCCTGTTGCATAACGCTGCTGGATAAACAGTTTAGCAATTTCACGAGCCTTTACTCGTCTGTGCTTAACACCTGAATGCACTGCATGACCAACTGCCATAGCAAACTCATCAGCAGATGCTGTGTAGAACATGTCATAGAGCTTTGGTGCATCCTTGTAAGAGAATAACAACCAGTCTGTATCATATTGAACACACTGCCAGAAGTAATCATTTGTACCAAATGAGTAGTCCATCTCGTTAATACGTTTCGAAGGAACCGTTGTAGGGTGCTTCAAACGCAGTAAATCTTCAATCTGTGGGTCTAGAGCAGTGTAGAAGTTGTTAGCTGAACCACCACGGCTCTTCTGTTTGTTTGCCTCTACAGATGAACGTACAAGCTTGTAATAAGGCAGTTTACCCATGTGCTCAATAGTGTTTTGACGGATACCATCACCAATAGTGCGAGTCTCCATCAGCATACCAATACCAGCTTGCTTTGTGGTCATGTCATAGGCAACCTTTGCAGCAATACCGAGAGATTCAGCAGTATCATTCGCCTTAATCAAACAGCATGACGCATAACCTGATTTAGTGGCTCTTAAACCATTCAGATAAGGCGTAGGAGCATTAATCTTCAGGTCAGATAGGTAAGTGTACAGCTTGATAACATCTTGCAGTCTACGGTGCTTTGGTTGCTTCTCAAAGGCTTTCATAGCCATACCCATAAACATAAATTGTGGTGACTCAAAAAGTCTTCCCGTTTTAATATCACGGATACCATACTTGTCTCTGAACTGTTTCAGGACTGCATAACCATAAGAGATATCTTTTGAGTGTACAATGTACCCTTGCAGGTATTCAAGCTCTTCCTGAGAATAGTCCATCTTCTCCCAAAGTCCTGCTCTCTCCATATTTTTAACGAAGGTAACCAGCGTAGGAACCTTAGTAAAGCCTCCAAAGGCTTCTTTGTAGATAATCCCTAGAAGTAGCCGTCCAGCCATGTCTGAGTACTCTTGAGTTTGTTTATCAACACAAACATCAATCATGGCTTGGTGCATCTCTTTTGTAGTGCAACCCTCATAGACACGTTTCATGGCTTCCATAGTGACTTCTGACCAGATAATTCCACGCTTATCTGCCCATGATGCCCACTTATTCAGTCTTTCTGGGTCAAAGCTTACTACTGTACCGTTTGATTTTTTAATTGTCTTAATCATTTTTAAATCCTACAGATGAAAAGAGCCTCCGAAGAGGCTCCCTAGTTTAAATCTTGAAAATTTGCTCATTCTGCCACATATCGTAAAACTTATCACTTACTTTTGTGACTGAAGAAGTGTGCATACAATTCAGGGAGAACCATGATGATGTATTATTATCCATAATTGTTTCAAGTTTTTGTGTAATGTTCACATCCATGTCTGCAACAACATAATTACCTCGCATCTTGCAAACAATTCGTCCAAACAAGATTGCACTTCTGCCTCTTCGGTCATCACAGTACATAACTGTGTCCCCGTGCTTAACATCTTGTCCGATACTATCAACACCTAATTTAGCACCTGAGATAATGTCATCATAAGATAGCTTTTTTGCTTTAGACACGGTATTTCTCCAAGTTTCTTTTTAGATATAACCAACCGTAGTCAGTCCTTTCTACACCCATAAAGAGCGGAGCCATCACAACTTTACCAAAAGTATTTCTGTGTTGGCAGATTTCAAATGAATACTCTTTCTCAATATCAATCCCATATTTGTACAGGACTGCTTTTAAAACTTGTTCATTATCCAGAAGTGTATCTGGAGTCTCACCATACTTCTCAAGTAACGGGTCATACATAAATACCGTCATAGAAATATTGTAGTTTGAGAAGTGGCTCTTCTGAGCCACACCTTCTTTATTAATGTTCTGTGAATCCATTATAACCAACCCCTTTTAACCAGCACTTCAGGTTATTAGCATCATAATTCAGTTTCGGGTATGAGGTTACATGGAACTGCTCACCATCGTAGTAGACAATATCTGCAATCCATAGTCCATTCTCTTTACAGAAATCTTTATCTGCTTTAGAGGTAATTGGATTAACTTCTACAAAACCATCTACACCCAAATCCTTTAAGCTACCTACAATACCTTTGCAGATAACGCATGTCTCAGATACTACCACAAAAAGTTCTTGGCTTTCAAGTTCTACAATGTATTCACCAAGCTGTACTTTAGGGAGATTTGATTGCTTCATAATCTTCCCATCGGCTGCACGAACAATCGCATACCACTCTTTACCATCAACTACTGACATTCTGATAATACACTCTTGACCAGTACGCTTCTCAATATCTGCAAGACGTTTTAAAGCTTCTTCGTAGTCATCTGTGTACTTCAGGTCATTATTATGGCAAACAGCTTTCATAGCACCGTTATGGTCATGTTGTGACAGATAAATTAGACCGTCAAGAACATATTGCAAATCTGCCTGAGCATCCAATGTCTCAATGGGGTCTTTCTCTTCAATTGCTTTTACAAGCTCTTTCGCTTCTTCAAGCATACACAGAGACTGGGATTTCAAAGATTCCCAATACTCATCACTGTAAGGTTGCTTTTGGGTGTTTCCGCAACGAAGATTCCAGTTTTTTACTGATTCTCTTGAGTTAAACATTCGGACTCCTTAAAAATCTGTTAACTTTTAGCTCTCGTGTTTCAATATATTCCAGATGCTCACGTAACTCTTGACGTTTAAGCATTAGGTGCTGCATTTGAGATTCAACAGCTTCAACTTCTTTAATTATTGACTCTCTGGCATTTGCAAGAATGCGCTCAAGTTCTTCAATCTTGCTGTCAACCTTTGCTACATGACTCGCAGCTTTACTTTTGTTAAACATTTTATTCTCTCTCAATAGTTATCAAGCACAATTTGCTTTCATTACCTTATGGATTCTTTTTTCAGCATCTTCATAAGTTTCTTTAGTGATAAACTTAATTGCTGCAATATTGGCATTGTAGAAGAGTCTGAGCTTAGAGTCAATCCTTTTTGTCATTACATCGAATTTATGTTGAAGGTTTGCTTCACCATAAACTAGACCACCTTTCGTGTAGTAGGTCTGGATAATGTAAAAGTCAAAAAATTCTTTTCCAAAGCTCTCGATATCTTTTTTAATATACTCAGAAGAAGTCTCATAAGTCATCCAATCACTCTCCTTAGTGACTACCTTCTTCCGAGTCTTGCCAGCAACTTTTCTTTTTGTCACGTTATTAAACTGTTTCTTTCCTATGTAATATTGTCCGGTTTTCTTACAGTATACTAAATAGACAAAGCCAAAATGTTTAGTGGGGTCAACTTCCCCACATAAAGATACCCAATGACCATAGGTAGGGCAATTGCCAAATCCTTTAATCTTCATTCATACAAGGCTCCCAATTATATTTCTTAAAAGTAAAATCGTCTTTCTTATTTCTTTCCTGATAAGCTAAGAAAAAGTGTTGCTGCATTAACTCTAAGGGTGTTCTGGTGATTGTCTGACCATCCCATGATACATAAGTGTAGGAGTCTTTCTTAGCATATAGCTCGTAAATTGCATCAAGACACTCTTTGTAAGTTGTTTTCCCTTCAAGAGCCTTCATCACAGCAGCTTTACCAACACCTTTTAAACCGAAGTAGTTATCCGCATTATCACCAGCCACAGCTTGATAACAAAGAAATTTAAAACCTACCCCAACTGTCTTCTTAGCTTTTGGTGTCGATTTTATTGGACAATCCCAAATTTCACCAACGTTGTTATCAGCAATGAAAATTAAAGGTGATTTTTCATAGGTCATATCAATGCAGTAAGTACCTTCAGCTTGGCGAAGGTCTTTATCAATACTCATTAAGGCAGCCTTTTTACCCATCTTTTCAGCTTTAGCGATAACGATAGAGTCAGCTTCAAATCCATCAAGAATCAATTTGAACTCTGGTCTGGATAAAAGATATTCACGACAAGCAACTAAGTGTGTTGGTGTGACAGCATCTTTACGGTTACCTTGATATTGGTGCTCAAGACCTTTAATGTCTTTATGTTTATGTACACCTTTCTCTGTTAAATAACCTACCCAAGTTCTTTCTTTACCAACAACCTTAAGCCATTCCTGAAGAACCTGCTGAGTAGCCATGATAGCTTCTTTTTCACTCTTAGCTTCTTTCCAAGTCTGTCTTTCCCATTCATCTTCATCAAATGCTAGGCCAAGCTCTTCTACAAAGATTCTCTGGTCTGCTAACCATCTTGCAGCGTCTTTTGCATTATCAAATGGTTCAGATTCTTCTGCTGTGAGTTTATTGACATATTTATATTTTGCTTTCTCAACTACACAAGCACCTTTATAGGCAATACTGTCAGAGTCGATAAAGACATGTGTAACTGAATCGGGAAGTTTTGTTAGTGTATACTTCTCCATTGTGACTCTCCATATGAAAAAGCCCCATACTAAGTACAGGGCTTTAAAGTAACTTTTAGAGATTAGTCTTCTGTATCGAAGTCTTCATCTTCTTCGTCATCTGGGTCTGGCAAGTCTTCATCGTCACCATCATCAGAATCATTCGAAGGTTTGTGGTCTTTTGCGTCTTCTTCAGTGATTTCACCGTTATCTTCAACACCATCAAGACCAAGCATAGCCAGTTCGTCTTCATCCAGTTCAGGTTCACCGTTAGCACCGTTACCACCATTGTAAGGTACAAGAGTGTCAATGATAAACTGTTCCTGAATAGGTTTTGTCAGAACATTGTTCTCAAAAGTGTAGAAGTGAGTAGAAAGAATCACACTACCAAAAGAACCGTTACCGACCGCAATATCTGGATGAATTACATCATAGTTCTTGTCATCTTCGTGTTTGTCAGATGCTTGAGCTTTGATTTTCTTCATCGGCTGTTTAACAGCTACACGCTTACCATTTACTTCTTCAATCAGCATTACAGGGAATGACTGTTTAGCTGTCCACACAGCACCATCTTTATAAGCTGCTGCACGACTTACTTTCAAGATGTGGTAAGTGTCTGCTTCAAATGGTGGTTTGCAACCAAACTTCTCTTCGAAGTCATCTGCATCAACTGCTTCAGTAGTAACTTTATCCCAACCTTCTGGGTTTTTCTTAGACTTAGTAAACTCTTTAAACAGCTTGTTACCATCTTCTGCCAGAATTGAAACACTGTAGTTACAATCTTTTCCTGGGAATTTCTTATCAATGGATTTACCTTTTGCCGGACGTGGTGAAGTGTTCAGGTAATAAAACCAAACATCTTTCAGCAGGTAACGCAGAGTTTGACGTTCAGTACCATTGTACTTCTCTACCGGAGCTTTCATTTTAACAACTTTAGACATTATTTAAACCTCTATCTCAATTTATGAAGAGTACCAATTCTAATTTGTTGATACTCTATTGTCAAACATTAATTACTGGAAGTTGTGCTTATCTTTAGAAGCTGCTTTACGTGCAGTTTTTCCAGTTCTTACACGCTTATCTTCATAGTATTTTGCTGGTTTACCAGCAGTGGCTTTTAAGGAATCCCCAAAAACTTTTTCAAATGCTTTAGAGTGTTTCATGATATTCTCCGATATACTTGATATTCAAACACATTTTATTTAATTATAAACAGCCAACCAATATTATGTCGAGGTATAGTAATAGTGACTGTGATAATGCTGTGATGGAACTTTTCTTCTACCTCAACGCCTCCATCACATTTCATGTAGAGCATTCTATAGAACCTATCAACCTTTGTCAAACACTCTTCCTGAAATTCATTTAAACTTTTTTCTTCAAAGAAGGGAGTGAACCCCTCTCTTTTATAACTATCACTCAGTTTCGAATGGGCAGTCATCTGCATCCTCACTTAATACAGGTGGAATCGTTGAGCTTTGACGCTGTTCTTCAGTATAGACTTCACCAGTCTCACGGTCAAACACTTCATCCTCATAATGAGGTAAAGAGTCATCATAATGGTCTTCAGCTTCACCAATACCAAACTGTTGACGAATATTTTCTGCTGCACCATCAATATCAACACCACATCCAGAAGCTTTGATGAGCCGTCCTGTGTCTGGATTGTACCAAGTGTGTCCAGCAATACCTGTTGATTTACCATGACGACGACACTTAGTTAACTTGATTTTTGTCAAGTTTTTCTTAACAGGGTCTGGGTCAACCTTATTACGCATTAACAGAATGTTATTCATAGAAATCTGAAAATACGCACCAGAACCCTTAATATCCTCTTCAGAGATATCTCCACCTTCAGAGTTGGCTTTCTGACCACCTGCGCTCTTACGAACGTGACAGACGTTCACCTGTGCATACTGGTAGCGTTTGCAACGACGCAATAGTTCAGACAAGACTTCCTCTTCATCCGTATCAGAACGTGACAGAGCCAACGTAATAGGGTCAAGAATAATAATCTTACAGTCTAAGCTGTTAACAAGATAGTCAACAAACTCCAGCAGGTTATCTTGGTCAATTGCCCCTTGATGGTCAACGATATGGATACGACGACCTTTAGACAGTTCTGCGTGTGCTCCTTTTAGTTCATCCCAATCCCGTTCATCATAAGGAATCTCAGAAATCTGCTTGCTTAGATGGATTGCACAGAGCATCTCCATCAACTCTTCATAGGTATCTTCTACAGGAATTACACCGATATTATAATCAGTTTCTTTCCAAGCTGAATAAATCATCTCACGAGTGTAAGCTGACTTACCTACTGAAGATGGTGCTGCAATAGTTGTAATCTCACCTAAACCATAACCACCATAAGTCAGCCTGTTCAAATCCCCGAAAGACTCTGGGAAAGGAATCAATGGAATCTGACCACGATTCTTCATTGCCTCAAAACCATCTGCAAAGTTCTTGATACCAGCAGGGCAGTAACGAGGTGCATTGTAGATACGCTGCTTAAATCCTTCCAGAACTGTATCTTTCTCTTTATAGAACTTTGTCCACCATTCGTTAAGGTCTTTTACGCCTTCTGGATACTGGAATAAACGAACCTTCTCAATAGGTAGGATACCAGCAGCCTCTTTGGTAGCTTTAGCACCTGCTTCATCGTTATCAAAGCATAAGTAAATCTCATCAAATGATGTGATGTACTGATAGTTGTCTTTGATAGACTTAATGTTTGCACCTGATGGAACAGATACGTGACAGTAATTCTTACGACGAGACTTATCTTTAATTGCCAGAGAAGTCATGTAGATTGCCGTGGCACACTCCATCTCACCTTCCCAGATGAATAGACGGTTACCACCTTCTGGAGCAATCCATGAACCGAACATTGCCAGTTCACCTTTAATATCTCCAACACCACCTGAAAAGTCTTTTAGCTTACCACGCAGGTGCTCTTTTGGATGGTCTTCTGGGTAACGGTGACGAACACGGTAGCCAACATGTTCTAGCTTGCCATCTTCATTACGTTTGTAAGTTGGATAGAAATGTGCGTCAATTTCACCGTCACTATCAATGTCAACCTTGATACCTAAACGTTCAAGGACTTTTGCAGGAATCTTCCTGTCTTTCAAGTCCATTGCTTCTAGGTTTTCTTTTACATCGTCTAAATCCATTCCACGGAAAGTACGGTTTTTATTATCTGAACCGGTAGAATAAGTGCTCACGATTTGTCCTTTATCAAAATCCCACTCTGGGAAACCTTTGTTACAGCTAAAGCAAGTCATTGAATAAGAATCATCGTCATGATGATAGATTGAACCAGCATCTGATGAACCACAACGTGGACATGCACAATGACCAATAAACTGACCAGCCTCTTTTAATTTACGACCTTTAGACATTAGCACCTCTTCGTTGTAGTTCTGCCTTCAATCCATTTTCAATCTTGTCCAGTTCATGAATTTCATCTGCAATCTCTTTCCTTCGTGATTCAACTCTCTTAAGACGTTCAATCATTACCTCATTGGAAAGAGATGAGAGTTCCACTAAACGATGGTCAATAACTTTGAAATTATCTTTTACTCTCATCTTCATTCTCTCTTTTAAATTTTCAGGATAGCTCTTAGCTTGCTTTCAAGGTCTTCAAGAGTACCATTATTATGGATAATGTCACGCGCATATTTGGTAGAAATTCCATTTTCTGAAACATGTGATGAAACTTTATCCACATTGTCTCTTTTTACTTCAATAGTTTGGTGTGAAAATCTGCTCAACCACTCAGCTTCAGAGTCAAACCTTAAGTCACTGATTAAAACAACACCTTCTTGATTTCTAAGTGAACAAGATTCAAAGAAGCGAACCATCCGTTTTTCGAGGTCTTTAGCCCAGAATTTGTCACCCATAACTTTACGGATGACTTCAGTTCCCCAAATCTGTTGAATTTGCCTTGATGAGAATTTATACTTCTTGCTAAATCCCAGACGTGTCAATAAAGTCGGTTTAGCAACCTTCTTAAGTTCCATGATTAATCGTCCGGTTAACTCCGACATAAGCTTAAAGTCCATATGGTAACGTTCATCTCTGAAGGTGAACTCCATAGCTTCCGTAACTTTTAACATAAGTTCAGAGTATGATAAATCAAAAACCTGTGGAGTCTCTTTAGTTTCACCGTACAAGTCATTCCATGTCAAGTCAAATATCTTTGATGCAGATAGCTTAAGATTGTCTGCATAGGCCATTACTGCAACATTGTAGCCATACTCATCTTCTAAGATATTCTTAATAATAGAACATGAGGTGTCTTTTCCAGAACGTGCCTTTCCAGTAAATGCAATAATACTACTCATTCTATTTTCCTTCATTACTAAAAAGCCCCCAACTAAGGAGGCTTGTAAGGTTTATAAAGACTTAGTGCAGTTGGTCGGTATTAATCTGTGAATACTCTTTTTCCGCCATAGCTGATACTTGCTTCACAAAATCATCACCAAAGTTAATACGCAGCTTCTCTTCAATGATTGAAGCGCCAATGTTTACCAAAACATCATTGATTGCTTGCATACTGACACCACCAGTCATCTCCTCAACGAACTCAATGGTTACACCCAACATATGTGAAAGTTGGATTAGTGCAACGATATTCATCATTGTAGAAATAGCTGGAATCATCAGAGCAACCTTCACCTGTAGTGGTTCTACATCAGCTACGGAATCATCTTTCACAGCTTCTTCTAAAGAATCTTTAGTTTGCTGGATAATCTCTTTGATTCGTGGGTTTAACTCTTCTACACCCCAATCAAGTTTTTCATATCGTGACAGCTTCTCTTCCATGCGCTTCTCAAGAGCAGCCATAACAGCACTCGTTGACGAAATTAACAGGTCAACTAGCTCATCATAACCTAAGAGCAGTAACGAGTCTTTTTCTTCAGAGGTCATGGCAATATAGTCATTTTTCTGCATCTCATAAAAAATGAACTCTGCAAGAGCATCAACACCTACAACAATAGATGCTAAAGCAAGTTTTTTATCACACAGCATCATATTAACCTGTTCTGCAAAAGCACCGTCATCAGACTTGTCTTTAGGCAAGTTATAGCTTGCAGGCATAAACTGTTCTGTATAGTTGTTTCCACGAAGAATCATAGCCATGCTTTCTACGGCATTGATTAAGAATGCTTCGTCAACACCTTTTTCTTTAAGCATCTGGTCTACAGTAGTGTTCATATTATTTCTCTCTCAGTTGGTTAAGTTTCTTTCTAGAACATTTTAAGTTTTCTGATGAAGAAAAGTCAAGTGTCTTTTCAGAACGTGGATAGTAATGTCTATCCCAAGAAGTTTCAACATCGTTAATCAGTGACGCTAGATTACACAGGTCTGTACCACTTTGCAATCTCTTTTTAAGAGAATCTAGTAAAGCAACTGTGTCTTTAGCTTTACGTCTCGCTGTAGCAACATCTTTCATATGCTCAAATACAGAGCATTTTAAGTCATCTTCATAGTTTTCAGACAACTCTATTTCATGTTGTATATCAACCATTCTCCTGTGATGGTGAGCATATTCCCGTTGAGCAGCAATGTCAAGTTCTTCCAACTTCTGCAAAGCTCTAACAAAGTCAGCTATGTCTGGGTGAACAAACATTTTCTGCATGTAAGCCTCTTTTAAGTAACTATTAAGTTTTAATCTTTTATCTTAACGTATTCTATACGTTATACTTTAAAGCTTTTTAAAAGCTATTAAATAATCTTTTAAGAGTTTTAAAGTATCTGTATAGTTAAACTGTTAAGTAACCTTTTAAGTAAAAACCCACTTCGCAAAGATTAACACCTTGTCAAGTACATTGTCAACTTGCTTTTTATAATTTTTTGCAGTAATGTATGTGGTTAATGATTTTAGAGGGAGTAAAAATGGAAAACGTAGATTTTAAAAACTTACACTTAGTTGGTGATACAGAAACTGATGGTTTACTCCTTGAGTTCACTAAAGTACACGTCATGGCTTTCGCAGACTATAAATCTGACGATGAAGAGCCACCTGTATGGGTCTTTACAGATGAGCCTATCCTCGGTCACAAGTATACCAAGTACATTAAGGGTGGCTTGCGTGAAGGTGTTGAGTTTGCGTTAAAGGCAAAACGGCTTTGCATCCATAATGGTCTGGGGTATGACTGGTGGGTTTTCAATCACATTGCACCTGATTTGTGGAACTTTGATAATCCAAAGTGTAAACCGTGGAGTAATTTCTTTCAGGATTCTCTTATCCAGTCTCGTGTTCAGTGGATGGATAGACCAACTCCAAAGGGTTATAAAGGTGCTCATGGTTTGGCTGCATGGGGTGCTCGTGTTGGTGTACGTAAACCAGAGATTGAACATTGGGGTGTGTGGAATGCAGAAATCTTCACTCGTGTTGTAGAAGATATCCGTATTAACGCCAAAACTAAACGTGCACTGGATAATGAATATCTCAAGCTGAAGAAGTGTGGCGTAGATACTTATGAAACCTACATGCGAGCTAAAGAAACATCTTTCTGGATGAGTCAACAGGCTATCAATGGCTGGAAAGCTGATAAAGAGCTTATGGAGTTCCATGTAAAGGAACTTGACAAGTTGACTAATGAGCTTGCTTCAGAAGTTGAACCACATCTTCCTCCAACTATTAAGACCAAAGGTAAAGTCACTGGAGAAGAGTTTGCAAAAGCTTGGAATGAGTATGTTGAAGCATTTGGTCATGCAGATGGACTGAAGAGGATTACCAAGTACCCTAAGACAAAGTATCGTCAACAGGTACGTAACGGTGAGATGCAGACATATGAAATCAAGCCATTTGGTAAACCAACTACCAAGATTTTTAACATTGAAAAGCGGAATTGCTATACACCAACCAACTCTGTAACTGGTGAAGAGTACAAGGAAGGTTTTGTAGCAATGAAGGATGCTCGTGCAATTTGCAATGAGTTGAATGCAAAGATTGGTAAGAAGTGCAAAGACTGGAAGCCAGTAAAAACAGTTAAGACTGTGAAGTACTATAACAGTCATGTTGTTAACCACTTTGAACTTGAGTCAAGTCGCTACACAGGTTTGATTGATGCACCATATACACCAATTGAGTTCGAAGTTTCTCGTATGACTCAGGTAGCAGTTGTTAAAGACTACTTGAAATCAGTTGGTTGGATTCCAGATGACTGGAACTACAAGAAAGACTCAGATGGTCGTCCTGTGAAGGTTTGTCGTTTCAAAGACAACAAAAAGATGATTACAAAACATCCTAAGTGGGATGAGATGGTTGAGCGTTGTGGATTGAGCTATGTTGAACACGAAGGTGTCCAGTACATTGAGCATAACTGGTCTGTGAAGAAATACACAGATTTGCTTGAACCTTGTCTGATTAGGACTTCACCAAAACTTACTGAATCATCTTATGATACGATTGAAGGTGAGCTTGGACAGAAGATTGCGAAATACTATACTTTGATGCACCGACGTAGAACTATTGAGAACTCAAAGGATGATGAAAAAGGTTGGTTGAACCAGATTCGTCCAGATGGTCGCCTTAGTGCTGGTGCAATGGTGTTTGGTACTTCAACTGGACGTATGACACAGTATGGTATTGTAAACGTACCGTCTGGTGCTGCTGTCTATGGAGCACCTATGAGGGAGGTGTGGATTTGCGAGGAAGGTACTAACGTTGTCTCTGTAGACATGAACTCAGCCCAGCTAGTTCTTCTTTGTAACTTTATGGGTGATAAAGACTTCACCAAAGCGGTAACTGAAGGTAAAGAGTCAGTAGAATTTACCAAGCAAGAGGATGGGAGATACTATTGCAAGCATCTCGATAAGTACCTCAATCCAGAAACTGATAAGTATCTTCGTTATGATGCTGAGAATGTCCTCTACGAAGTCTACACAGGTACTGATGCACATACACTGAATAGTATTTACTTTGGTCTAAACAAGGAAGATGATATTGTTCGTTGTAGGGATACGCAGGATGAGGAGCTTCTTCACGAGATTACAAAAGGTCGTAAGAAAGCCAAAAATGGCATTTATGCGTCAGTGGCGCATGTAAAACGTTGTGAATTGCTGGAAGCCTAAGTCTGGAAAGATATGGTAATCAGCAGCGAAGCCTCTTAAGAGGAACGTTCAGAGACTATCGAAAAGCATACTTAATGTATGAACTGAGTAGAGTAGGGTGGTAAGCTAATGACCATCCCCAAGTGCAACGGTAGCATCACTGCTACGTGATATAGTCCGACACTCCGTAGAAATGCGGAGAAGTTCATAAGAGAACTGGTACACCTTGCGAGTGTATTGACCAGATGTATTGTTCGGGGCTGGCGATGAGAAGTTTGCAAAAACTATCAAGGCATCATCTACGGAAGAAGGTGCATTGACTAAACAAACTTACTATATGCGTTTGCCAAAGATTAAGAAGTTACTTGATAGCTTAGAAGCTGATTTTAAGGCGTCTAAAAAGGCTCTGGAAGAGGTTTTTGGGAAGAACTCTTCAATTGCTAAAGGTGGTTATATCAGGGTCGCTGGAGCATGGATATGGTGCAAATCTCCACATAAACTACTGAACTACCTCCTGATGAGTTCGGAAGCACAGATTCAGAATGAGGCCATCAACCTAGCAGCAAGAAAAGCCTGTGAAGATGGCCTGACAAAACTGAATGCTCGAAAACCAGCTATTGGAGCAAGGTTACTTCTGGCATATCACGATGAAAATAGTTGGGAATGTCCAGAGGGTATGACACATGATATGAAAGCAATTGCTGACTGGATGTATGGACAAGCTTCAAAAAACTTAGGTTTGAGGAAAGAAACACTTGTAACTGGTACAGCAAAGGTTGGTAAGAGCTGGTATGAGGTACATTGATTAATGGATTTTATTTTACAAAAACGTTTAAAGGAGCTGCTACACTATGACCCCGAAACAGGGGTCTTTACTTGGCTTCGTAGAGAAGGTAAATCAAGAGCTGTTAGTGTTTTTAACAGTAATTATGCAGGAAAGGTGGCAGGTAATATCCAGACTGATTCAAGTGGTCATAAACAGATTAGTATCTATTTTGACAAGAAAGCACATAAAGCACACAGACTCGCATGGCTTTACGTGTATGGCAAGATGCCAAAAGGTATCATTGACCATATCAACGGAGACTCACTTGACAACAGGATTGTAAACTTAAGGGAAGCAGATGACTTTCAAAGTGCTTGGAATAAAGGTAAGCCAGTCACCAATAAATCTGGGTACAAGGGTGTAAGTCTTAAGAAGAAGTCTGGTAAGTGGGTCGCACAGATAAGTTATAGAGGTAAGAAGATGTTTTTAGGTTATCATGACACACCAGAAGAAGCCCATAAAGCTTACTGTGAAGCTGCTGTGAAACTCCACGGAGAGTTTGCAAAACTATCTTGACAAGGTGCTCATGGAAGAGTACCATATACAATATCTTGTATAGGAGGACATATGACACTTGCAGACGTTATTCAGCAACTTCATGACAATTGCTACACCCCAGAGTTGATTCAGGAAATGCTTATCGTAGTGATGCCTAGCAAGTTCTTAAAAGGTTTTAATCGTGAGGCTTTAAAGGTCGCGCATATCCTTATCGTTGACGGTAAGATTGCAAGAGACCGTACAGGCGTTCTTAAAGGTGAACGTATTGATATTCTGGAGTTGCTATGAAGAAAATGTACAGTCTCTGGGGAAGGGTTGGTAAAGGTTTTGACTGGACACTTCTTCGTTCAAACGTTAAACGTAGTGAATTACCAGAACTCATCACTCACTATTTAAAAACATACAGAGAGGTAGACTATCGTGAACAATAAGGTTAAGAGTTGTGTGAAAGCAATGGTTGCACTTGGAGTAATTTTTCTGGCTGGCTGTAACCCATCTTATGAAAACAAAGATGCTTCTTACAGCCTCCCTCCAGAGATGCAAGACTGCAAAATCTACAAACTCAATGGTGATGCTATAAGCAGAGATATTGTTGTTGTCAGATGTCCAAACTCTCAAACAACAACATCTTATAGCTATGGCAAAAATGGTCAATCACATACCACGGTTATTGAGTGAGGTTTTCACGATGGAAGTGTTAGTAAACTACACCTATTGTTATGATGTTGTTCACTCCACTACAACCGTAGCTCAACGTAATCCAATCGTCCCACGAGAAGGTGAGTTGGTTCGCATTGAGGGTTGGACTTACACTGTGGGAAGCATCATTCATAAGTTTGATGTTGCTGGCGATGCTCAAGTTATCGACGTAGAGATTGGTGGTAAGAGAAAATGACCGTAGAAGATAAATTTAAGAACGCAGTTCTTACAGAAGATGGTGAGCTTGAAACATTCATTCTTCGTGTTGATGGTAAACTATTCAGGTGTCGTTGTGGGTCAAACTGTTTTCATAAACCTGATAGCACAAAGTTAGACATATACGAGTGTAATAGCTGTGGTGTAAGGTTCTTAGGTAAGATTAAGGATATGCAATGAAGATAACTCAAGAAATGAAGGTGTTGTATGAAAAAAGCTTAGTAATCCCTCCAAAGACTAACACTAAGAAATTACTATTTGATTCTTGGTTAGATAGCTCAGCATATGGGAAGTACTACCTGAAGGTTATTTCCTTTGGCGAAAGACCAGAATCACCGGAATTTTATGAGAGTTACATAAAGGAGCAAGATGAAAAATGTTTAGATTTCTACGAAAAACACATGGAAGTGATAAATTCAATTTAATCACTGAAGAAGATTTTGGTGGATGTACTTGGTACTCACTCTACTCAAAAGGCTGCATATCTTGTGAGGCAAGATACAAATGAACAAAGAAGATAAGCATAAAAATGCTGTACGAACTCCTGATGGAAAGGTTCAATCTTTCATCCTGACAGTTGGTGGAAAGCCGTTTCGTTGCCACTGCGGAGCAAACTGTTTTCATAAACCGGATAAAAATGACTTAGAGCTTTACGCATGTAATGCTTGCAATACTTGGTATCACTCAGAGGAATAAAATGACAATTCTGTACAAACAAAATAAAGATGGTTCCTTCAACGTCTGGTCATGCGTTGCTGTAGGTGACAAAGTTATTACAACCTACGGTAAAGAAAATGGCAAGATGATGTTTGAAGAGTATACAGCAGAACCGAAAAACATCGGTAAAAAGAATGAGCGTAATGCTGAGCAGCAAGCTCTCTTTGAAGTTGCTGCTAAGTATAAAAAGCAAGTTGACCGTAAAGGTTATGCTTACACAAAAGAATCTGCACAGAATACTGAGAAGGTAGGTGTACAGCTTGCTCATGATGCTGCAAAGGTTAGCCATGCAAAGTATCTGAAGTTCCCTGCTGATGCTCAACCAAAACTTGATGGTGTACGTTGTAGAATTTCAAGAGATGCTGATTCAGTCAGCTTCACGGCTTATTCTCGTGAGAATACTGTTTACAACGTCCCAGCAGAACTAATCCCAGATTTGCTTTTGTTGCTTAAATTACATCCACAAGTCGAAGACTTTGATGGTGAGATTTATGCTCATGGTTGGGACTTAGAAGATATTGTGTCTATGATTAAGAATGCTGACAACCCAGACCGACATCTACTCCAGTTCTACTGGTACGATATCTGTGACAGTACTAAGACGTGGCCTGAGCGTAGAGATATTATTGAGACTTCACCATTGAATGACTTTAGAGACGGCTGTAAAGTTGTCCCTGTTAAGTCTCGTCGTGTAAATTCTTGGGAAGAGTTTGATGAAGCTCATGATAAGTGGGTTGAAGCTCAGTTTGAAGGTGCAATGTACCGTTCAATCTCTGAAGACTCCTTCTATGAGTGTTGTCACCGTTCATACTTCTTGATTAAGCACAAGAAGATGCACACTGAAGAGTTTAAAGTGACTGGTGTAAAGACTGATAAACGTGGTCATGGCAAGTTCGTTGTAGAGACTCTCCCTAACGTCTTTGTAGATGTCTCATGGAAGACTACTCATGAGAAGAAACAGTATCTTGCTGAGCATCCTGAAGAGTTTATCGGGAAGCCTTTAACGGTTCAGTTCCAGAAGATGACTCGTAAAGGTTCTTTACAGTTCCCTGTTGGGTTAGTTATTCGAGACTACGAATAAAAAGTTGTTGACATAGAAAATTTGGTGAGTATACTGAGCAGCATAAACCAACGGGTACTCACCAGCATCACTTAAGAGTCTTCTAAGAGGGTTTTTAAGTGATGTACGGCAATGCAAGGCTAGGTCCGGTTATGTCAGGTCGGGTCCGGTCCGGTTAGGTTCGGTGCGGGTAGTTAGTCTCAGCTACATTAAAATGAGACTTACCTTTTTAAAAGGTCTTTAAGAGGGTCTTTTAATAAGGTCTGGTACAGTATGGTTAGGTTGGGTCTGGTAAGGTCAGGTATGGTTTGGTATGGAAGGATGGCAGTAGCCTTATAAAAAATCTGCCAAATAAGCTATAAAATCTGTTGACAAGTCAGGTGTTATAGCTTATTTTTATACTCAACGTAATACAAAATTTAATATAACTTTGAGGTCATTATGAAAAAGATTTTATTAGCTGCTGCAATGGTTATGGCAATGAATTTACCAATCAATGCAACAGAACTCCCAAATGTGGACTTGTCAGGTGTTCCAGAAGACACTTGCCAGATTGTAAAAGGTGTTGCTATATCTAATGGTGAGTTGCTTAAACCAATCTCTGAAGAGTCTTTAACAGAGATGACTGACAAGGTAACTGACTATCAGTATCGTGTTCTTGGAGAGTATTTCCTGCAATCTGCAAATATTAAAGAAAAGCACCATGATGATATTGATGTACAGGCTATGCTTAATCATCGTATTCAGTTTAAAGAAGATTTGATGCAAAAAGCTATGTATGGTGTTGAGTATTTCTTAGAAAACAGAAGCTGCACAGGTATTTGATATGGCTCTTAAAAAGTTACATCCCAGAAGCGGTTATGGTAAGATAATTGATGATACAGATGGCTTTACAGTCTTTACAGTTATCTGTCAAGATGATTCACAGATTGAGAAGGCTCTTGATGATTATCTTAACGATGAACGTGAAAAGGTTAGGGCTACAAACATAGATTCATTGATTGACACTTCACGCAAACGGAAGAAGAAAGATGAATGAGGTTTTTGACCCTTATGCTCCACAAGATGATTGGGAGGCTGACAGAGAGGCTGAAATGGAGAGTTATATTTGTCCAATGGATGTAGACGAAATGAGAGACTTCGTTGCACATCGTTTTAAGAGAGAGATTAAATCCAGAGGTCTTTCTCAAGAGCAAGTTGCTAAAATTTGTGGTATCTCTCAGGCTCGTGTATCCAACATAATCAACCTCACTGGTAATGTCTCTCTTGAGTTTATGTTGGAAGTATGTGAAAAATTTGGTGTTAATTTTAATTTAAGGTTGGCAGATTAATATGAAACGTGAAAACATTATCCACTCTGAAAACTTCGCACTAGGCTTTTATGGTGTTCCTACTCACCTTGAAAAGTATTATGGTGTAAAGATTCTTTCCAATCTCATTATGGCTTACAAAGATGGTAAGATTAAGCATACTGAGAAGAAACGTGTCATGGGTTATATGGCTGTAGGTTCAGCAATCTCAAACATTAAGCTGGAGACAACTAGTAGCCAGATTGTGAAAGACCACTTCATCAAAGAGCTTTACCACAATCTTGATGGTGTAGATGTTCAGGCTGTTTGGCTGGATGTTGATGGTCGCAACTACACAAGTTTTGTTTTTAAAAACGATGACATCAAGTGTCTGTTCCCATAATAGGTGATTAACTATGATTGATATCTACTTACAAGATGCTCATGCAGATTTCCTTAAGGAGATGCTTAAAAAGTTTATGGCTTCACAGGGTGATAATGAAGCATCATTTAAAATAGTTACATGTGGTGATGAAGCTGGTTTTGTTGAGATTGAACATGAAGGTACTGGAAAGACTGTTTGTAAGTTGCCTGATAGTATGTTCTCTAGCACATTCTTAACAAAGACTAGTATCAATGTTAAGCTTGTACCTCAGATTGAAACATACTCTGGTACAGATTACCCTAAAGGCTTTAAGTCACTGATGAAGCACTTCTTAGATGACTTTGTGAGCAATCTTCTTAGTGAGGTAACAGAAAGCCGTACAATATTAACTGTAGAGAATATCGGAGGAGCTATCAGGATTACTTCTGACCGCTACTCTATGAGCCTCTTCGACTTCGTTCCTAAGAACTTTGATGGTATTCTGGATGAAGAAGATGACTGTGTAGACTTTATATTGGCTCTTGAGCCAGTTTTTGAGGTTAAATAAATGAAAATTGAACACTGTTATGAGTCTGATGGAACACCTATCCGATGTCCACATTGTGGATGTACAGACTTGCAAGGTGAGGTAAGTGAAATAGTCAACGGTCATATCGCTGAAGAGAGTACAAGGTGTACAGGGTGTAATGAAATCATTGCTTTCTGGGCTTATGGTTTATACCAACCTACACCACACTTAATCTACCATAGTAATAAAGCTGTGAAGAATGTTATCAACTGGTTCATTAAGAAAGGATTTACAAAATGATTAAATTAATCTTTGCAAGTGGTGAAAATGGGGAGTTTGGTACTCCAACTGGTATGCCGTGGCCTCGACATAAACAGGACATGCAAGAGTTTAAGAGACTCACTAAAAACAACTTAGTGGTAATGGGTAATGAGACTTTTAAGACTCTGGGTAGTAAACCTTTACCAGAACGTGCAAACCTCATCTTAACAAACTCTGTACCATACTTAGGCATAGACTTTGGCAAAGATGATGTAATGTATGCTAAAGCCAGTAAAGAGTCATTTGGAGCATTTTTGAAGTATCTTGATAGCTCTATTGATGAAGATGTCTTTGTAATTGGTGGTGCAGGTGTCCTTGTCAACGCTTTACCGTATGCTGATGTAGTGTTCCATACAGTTTTCCATAAAGTTACTGAAGAGGTCACTGTGCATTTACCTTTTGAAAACTTCTTCGAGAAGTTGTATGATAACCGTGTATTTACAAAGGTACAGTCAAAACCATCAGAGGATGGTAAAGCAACTTTTGAAATTTATGTTCCACAAGTAAAAGGACACTTTTGATATGTCACAAGCAGATTCAAGTTACAAAAATATCCTGAACCATGTTTTATCCGTTGGTGAACTGCGTACTACACGAACTGGAGATGTTATCTCTGCATTTGCTCCACCTCAGTTTCGTTTTGATATGCGAACTGGTTTCCCGCTTTTAACATCTAAACAGGTGTTTACACGGCAAGTTATTGGGGAAGCTTTATGGTTCCTGAACGGAGAGAATAAGCTGGGTGAACTCCGTTACCGCACTTGGGGTGAAAATGACGGAGAACGTTGGACAATCTGGTCAGATGATTTTAAACGCTGGTTAAGCTCTAATTACTCTTCTGAGCAAGATTGGTTAGAAGATGCAGGTGGAAGGATTTATGGGGTTCAGTGGAGAAACTTTGAAGGCCATAATGGTTGTGTTGTAGACCAGCTAGAGACCTTAGTAACGAAGATGAAGGGTGATATCACAGACCGTTACATGCTTGTTAATGCTTGGAATGCAGCAGATATTGCAGCAAACTCAATGGCTTTAGCACCTTGTCATGTTCTGTTTCAGATTTATATCACTAACGAGGGTGAAGTTGACTTACAATGGTATCAGCGTTCTGTAGACACCTTTTTAGGACTTCCGTTTAATATTGCATCTTATGGTTTTATTCTGGAAGTTCTTTGTAAGATGACTGGGTACACTCCACGGTACTTGATAGGTGTTTTTGGAGATACTCAGATTTATCAGAATCATATGAAGCAGGTTTATGAACTGATGAACAATGAAGAGTTCCATGCACCAACTTTTGAGATTGGTCTACAACTTAATACTTTAAGTGACCTTAAACATCTTACTGCAAGTGATTTTATTGGTGGCATTAACAACTACCAACATGCAGGAAAGATTGAAGCACCTTTGTCAGTAGGTAAGTAAAAAACAAAAAAGGCTCCCGTAAAAAGGAGCCTTAAAATTTTATTTTTCAGTATTCTTTGTGTTCTTCTCAGTAATAGCTTGCAAGGCTGATACTGATTGAGCCAGATTGTTCACACTGTCAGAGAATTTATCAAGAGTTTTGGTAAGTTTTGCGTTTTCACCCTTAACATTCTCTAACTGAACTTTCTGGTTCTCCATCCCTAGCTGAATCAGTCTCATGTCAGACTGTAAATCACGAATAGCTGAATAGTTACTTTTGGAATAATTATCTAGCTGCTGTAACTTTGTTGTGACAGACACTTCTTGCTTACCACTTGAAACTTGCATCGTGGTATACATCCCAATAACACTAAAAATACCAACTACAATTGCACCAATATTATTTTTAAAAGCTTCCTCTAGCCACTTCATTTATTTCTCCCCCTTAAAAGCTTTTTCTAAGTTATCTACGAACTCATCATCAATAGGTGTGTCTGTTTTACTCGCAAGGTATCTTGCAAGCTTAAAGAACACTTTCTCAATCATGTATTCACTCAGAAGGGATAAAATGAGTTTCCAGAAGAAGCTACCTAGATTTTTTAGAAGAATTGCTAGGATTGTAGGCATTTAATCACCTCATCAGCCAAGATGGTGAGAATACCCATAAAGAATGTTAACACCATCTTAACAATCAGTCAATAATGGATTAAGCAGTTCTCACCCAAGCCATTAACTTGTAGAACTGGTTAGTAACACTAAATGCCGAACCAGAGCCTGTACTACCAGTGTTACCACTAACTGTGTGGCTGTGAGCACCAATACCTACAGAGTGGGAATGGTCGCCAGCGGCCTGTGTCCACGCACCACCTCCAGGCTGAAATGAGGTGTGACTGGAGTCTCCATAGAACGAGTTGATATAACCGCCGAACTGGTGAGTATGAGCACCAGTAGTGTTAGTGGTTTTAGTACCGTAGTCAAAGCTAGAGGTTGTCGCAGAGAAACTATGAGTGTGTGAAGGCAAGTTTCCAACTGCTAATGTAACAGAATCTGAACCTCCAGTTGTAGCAACATCTGAACCATTCGCTGCTGCAATCCTGATAGTTCTACCAACACCATTGTTCAGGTACGTCCAAGTTAATCCAGGAAGTGCGGTATTAGGGTTAACATTACTGTTAAACCACGTTACAATACCTACTGGATAGATTTTATTAAGGTCTGTTGAATCACTTACTGCCTGTGCAATCTTCTGGTCAGTTTCAGCTTTAGTGTATGCACCGATATCTGAAGGGGTTGGTTTTTGCATACTTGTGTAGTATCTTGCAATTGTACCCTTTACAATACCTTGTGGAGCATCATCAAATGTTTGTGGGGCTTCAAACAATTGCACACTTGCATTGCTAGAAGATTGAACTCTTGATGTTGTGTCATTTTGGAATGGACCAACTCTACAGTAAATGTCATAAGTATCACCAGATGTATTAACATAACCGATATCCGTAATAATGAGATTCTCCGAGTTTTTCCAAGCAACAATATTTAAACCTTTTGGGCTATCACCCCCTGCTCTGAGAACAATTTCCGTTTTACTAGCTTGGTAAGGGAAACCATAGTTATAACCTGACCCACCAAACACTTCAATCACCGCAGTAGATGCGGAAGGCGGCATTACAACAGTAGCAATTTTAGCCCACTTGTCATCGTTTCCATTATTGAAGTTAGTACTTCTGATTCTCAGGTATCTACTATCACTAGCACTTTGAGTAAAGTATCTAGCATCTAAGTTAGAGAAATCTGAAGGTTTAACTTGACCAGTGATATTTAAATTCTTATTAGAATTAATACCTGCTGAATCCAATGTCAATGTCGTGCCAGAGGCTTCATTTGATAATCCAAGAACATTTGAAGTACTAAATCCAACATACCATTTATTAGTTCCAGATTGGTTTTGGCCTCTAACATAGAGAGAGGGACTATCAGTTGCACTTCTTAACAATAGTGCTTGACCATCTGCTACAATTGTCTGCCCAGATTTAAAAGTATTTTGTGCATTAGTTCTTGCAATCGTACTTAATGTTGCTGCCGGAATATATCTAGAGTCAATGTTATCCCAATCTGAAGGTTGGACTTGACCAGTGATTTTTACAGTCTTGTTGAATGCAGCACCAGACGAGTTTAATACAATAGAAGTGTCGCCCTTGTAATCATAAAATGTGATATTGTCATTTGCACCACCTTTACCAATATACCACAGGTTATTGTTTTCAACATCTTTTGCTTGGATGAACAAAGACTCATCAACAGCTTTATTTTTTAGCATGATAGCAGCAGCATTAGAGCTAATACTAACACTAGTACTGAATGTATTTAAACCACTAAAAGTGTTATTAGCAGCTAACTGTGCAAATCTCTGATTAGCAACTGTCTGAGTAAAGTATCTAGCATCTAAGTTAGAGAAATCTGAAGGTTGAACTTGACCAGTGATTGCTAAAGACTTATTAACAGAGATATTACTTGCAACAGTCAAGACTGAGTTGTATTTGTTATTGTACAGCTTTACTTCGTCAGAGCCATTACTACCAATACCAACCCACCATCTAGCCGAACCATCTAGGTTTACACCTTCAATATATTGTGCATTATTTGCATTTTGGTTTCTAAGGCGAAGTAAGTTAGCATCACCTTGAATGTTCTGAGTCCCAGAGAATGTGTTTGTAACAGCAAGTCTTGCATATCTTGCGTCATTCTCTTCATTAGTTCTCATCCCAAGTTCATTAGGACTTGGCTTATTAAGAGTATGATAGACAGTTGCAGACCTTGAAGCATCTGCAATAGTTAGTTTAAGACCATTTGCATTAATTTTAAAAGTCTTTAAAACATCCCCAATATTAATCTCAGAAGAGCCTGTTGGGTCAAATACTGTCTTACCACCATAAAGTAACTTAACAATTCCTAAGTCACCTGTCATAGTGCTACCAGCAATCTGAACAAATCTTTCAAGTTTAAAAGATGCTAAGAAATCTTGATAGGTCATTCGACGGTCTTCATCACCCAGCATTTCAGGTCTCTTTTTAACCCTGACATGAAGAAGGTCATCTGAACGGATTGTACCGATTGAGTTTAATTCACTCAACTTGTAATCTGCCATTATTTTTGTCCTCTAGAAAGAGGGCTGTACAGCCCCCCTGTAAAAGAATTTTTAAGCGGTTCTTTGCCATACATAAACCACAAAGGATGGTTGTTCAACGCTGAATGCTTGACCAGCACCTGTAGTACCTGTAGTACCTGAGTGAGTATGCTCAGATGACTGCAAAGTTACTGTGCCTTTATGGGTATGAGCACCAATTGCAACAGTATGCGTGTGAGCACCAATTGCAACAGTGTGTTGGTGATTGCCTGTGGTATTTGTTGAACCGCTAATAGTGTGTGAGTGGTCACCAGCTACACTGGAAACCTGTTCTGTACCATATACCTGAACACGTAGTTTACCACCGATAGAGTCACCTCCATAATGACCACCAACAGTATGCGTATGAGCACCAGTGTTGTTAGTAGAACCGCTCACTGAGTGGGTGTGAGCACCAGTAGTGTCAGTGGCTTTAGTACCATAATCGAAACTGTTTGTGCTCTTATTGCCGTAATCAAAGCCATCGATAGTAATAGCAGCACCATGAGTATGTCCACCACCAGTTAGGTAGATTGAATGGCTATGTGATGGTAGGTTGTTACTAGATAAGCTAACACTACTTGAGCCAAAGTTACTACCAACTGGCCTAGAATCACTATCATAACCTACAAGTGCTCTTCCTTTTGAAACTAACTCCCAAGTACCCCCACAAATTAAATATGTAGAAGGGTTTGCAGGATTCATAGAGAGATGGATAGTACCTACTGGATAAGAAGCCTGAACAGCCTTGTACAAGTTATTTACTGCTCTTGCTGTAGCGTACTTATCTGCATCTTCATTATAAAGGTTAGATGTTGTCCAGTTCTGAACATTACTTAAACCAACCTGTGCCTTAGTTGTGTTATGTGGGTTACTCTTATCATTAATATGCTGTTGAACAAGGTTATTAACCTCTTCTGAAGACATAATCTGTAGATTTGCTCTTGCCTCATCAACATTAGTAATGTCTGATAAGTTATTTGCAGCAACCAACTGAAGAGCGTTAATAACATTATCTAAACCAATCTGTGTTTTAGTAACACCATGAGGGTTGTTTCTTAGGCTTGAGTGTGGAGCAAGTAGTTGCTCAAGAGTGCATCTCTTATCCTCAATACCCTGCTTAAGATGGAAGATATCACTAAGGTCAATTGGTAAGGCTGCTTGAGGCAAGGCACTAATTTGAATTTCACCTACTGCCATTATTAAGCTCCTACAAATTCATAAGTGTAAAGGTTTTTTGTACTTGTTGATGCAGTACCTGTTTCGGTCTTAATAAGACTCCAGCCATTAGCTACTAAATCTGGTTGCTCAGTGGCAAAAGACCTTACTTCACCAACAGTACCATTTGCTTTCTTCAGGAGATAGTTTAAGATATAGTTAAACCATTGTCGTCCCATAGGCTCACCCCTTAATAAACCAGTGGCCTGAATTTCTGGTGGTGGTAATACTTTTAGCTGGTTACCATCAGCATCTACTTCATCTGTAGACCAATTTAAAAATGCCATTAAGAACTTCCTTCTTGCTGTGATTTATCTTTTCTACCTTTGATGATTTGAGCTACTTCAGCCATAACACCATAATCACCACCTACTACAGTTTCTTTACCAACGATGTAGTTATCTGTAGCGTTATAATTTTTATTAACTTTTAAGTAGTCTACTGAGCCACTATTAGCTGTTCTATCAATTTTGAAATAAGCATCTCTTACACCAGCATCTGCTAAACTCCCTAGCAAGTTCTTCTCTAAAGACCCCCCTGTATTGTTGGTAACAAGACCTTTGTTAGTATCTGTAACAAACCAGTTATCTTTGTCATCAACAATTGCTAAAGCGGAGTCAGCAACCTCTACAGGTGTCCAAGCAGTACCATTTAAAGTAACATCTCTTAAAATAACCGCTGAACCAATAGTTGTTGCAGAAATTTTTGCTAATGTGTATGCTGTATCAAGAACATCATTTCTCGTGTTAACCCTGATTACAATACCAGCAGTCATAGGTGTAATATGCTCAAAAACCTGTGAAAATGTTGCATTATACAGTGTCATAATAGCATTCTGTAAGAATGTTGGAGTCGTATCAGAACGTCTTAAGAAAATCTGGATATACAACATTGCCCTATATGTTTCATCATCAGCACCAAGTGGTCTTGGAACTTTGATTAAAGTACCAATATTATCAAGTTGCTGCCCAACGGCTTTTCTGATATTCCTTTCAGTGTGCATTTGCCATGAAACATCTTCCAATGTCTGTAGCTCATCAGTGATAGCTTTCAGTAAACTCGTGTAGATGAATTTATCTTTAAACTGTGTAACGGTTCTTTCATCAAGAGTTTTATAATAAACATTATCAATTTTCTGAAACATTATTACTCCTTAGTAATGGTGTACTGGCTACTTTCCCATACAGTATATTGGTCACCATCAACAGTAATTCTTGCTGTAGTATACTGTCCATCACTAGGAGGTACTGACTGGTTATTTGAAAGAGCTACTTTGATTTCATTAATCTCAATACCTTTAATGACATCATAAATGTATCCATAGATTCTGTTAGGGATAACATCATTACCAACTTTCAAAGTTCTACCGTAAGCGTTAATACCTTGAACAATACTATCTCTGATATCCTCTTCTGGGATTGTCAAGCTCTCTTCATCGTATAAAGAATAAGATACTTTGACAAAAGCATATTTAGGCGTTGGTCTGCTAAAATAGACATTATGAGCTAAATTACCTAAGTCATAAGCTGTCCCAAAGATAGCTCCATAAGCCCTGATACCAGCAGGTTTGGTGTCCCAGATTGCTTGAGCAACATTATCATTTTGACCACCAACTACAACAATCTTGAAAGATTTTGGTGGCAGTCCTTCTGAACTTGTCTCTTCAGTATCATTTTCCACACCTGAAGCATCTGATACGCCCTGAACTCTTTTAACAGCCGCTACGATTGCATCGAGAGTACCTACACCAGTAACTGCCAAAGATTCTAAATATCTCTGACGAAGTTCTGTATCAGTTTCTTCATTTCTACCTGTTGTCAGGTCATATCGGTTATATACACTGTCAAGACCATCTACAGTTGTTTCAATTTCGATAAGTGTTCCAGCCAATGCAGGGATTGCACCAACTTCCTCAGCAACAACATCATGGATAGTTGTAATTTTTGTGAATGTAAGGAACGTCGTAGCAGTCACCACCATAGGATTGGTTCTTGCAATAATGTCACCCTCATCTTTAAAAACTCGTAATGCTGAACCGTCATTGATAACTTCGGCTTTTGCTACGATACCACCATTGATTGCATCGGCAAGTTCAGTTAATAGCACTGTGATTGTATCTGAAGATTTTGGCTGATAAGAGAAAATAACGTTATCAATAATAATAACATAGTTTGCATCAGTTCGTAAAGAGTTAACTTCAAGAACAGCCTCGACACAATATGAAGGTGTCAATGTAATTCCAGAAACTGGATAGAAGATATTACCAGCAGTGCTTCTTAGTCTAGTTGTCGATGGGATTGTTGCACCAGTTGTTCCAGTAAACTCCACTTGACCTCTTGTAGCCTGAGCAACATATCTGTATACAGCGTTTAAAGCTGTAATATCATCGAGGTTAAAACCTTCCGCTTTATCAATCGTCCCACCATCATAAATTTCTGACATGACTTCATGGGTGTCTGCTAAAGACCTTGCAATTGAAGCCAGAAAGAGACCTAATTGACTATCTTCAGAAACATCAAGGTTTGGTGAAATATCTCTAAGAAGTCTTGATTTAATATTATCAAAAATTTCCTGATATCTTAGAGTTTGTAAGCCTGTTGTAGTTAATCCTGCCATTAGATATTAACCTCTTGCGTAATGTCTGTTAAAATATCTGTTGTAGTAGTTGCATCAAAATTAACAGTTACTTTTCTTTGAGCATTATCCATTGAAGATGAGTAGTTATAGATATTAGATACATCTCTTGTTTCAACAAGGTAAGCTTTCATATAATTGTCAAAGATAGAAGTTTTCTGTTTAAATTTGGCAAGTTGTAAATATGGGAACCCAGCAGATGTGTTAAAGAAGACTTCACCAGCCCTTAAAAGGCATCTGATATGGAGTCTTTGAGCAACCTGAGTAGCTTTATCATCTTCTGGGATAATTCTAATTTGGTTACCAGTAATCTTTAAATCACCATGAGCCACATACACTGAATCTGAACCTAAAGTGGCAACATAGTCACCACCTAGATTTAATGCAAAATCTGTTTTCATTATTGTGCCTCTGTAGTATCAGCCTCACCAGCAGGGTCTGTCCAGTAATAATGGTGCGTGTGTTCATTAAAGCTCACACCAGTCGTGTCACTGATAAAATCTGAACCATGTACTTCTTCCGTTACGTACAAGTTTTTAGAAATGTGTACATCACCTTCAAAATAAAAATTACCATCATCTGTAACTCTTAACACAGAGTCACCAAAATGAAGCCTGACTGCTGTTGGGTCTGGTTTAAAATTCTGTGTTCTTGTGCAGATGCCTACGAAAGCTACACAGTCTGAAATATCGTGTGTCCTTCTCATATTTGTTTCCATCTGAACATTCTTGTCGTTGACAACAAAATCATCTAGGGGTAACATTGAGAAAGCTAACCAGCATCTGTCATTAGTTTTTACGGGGAATGTTAAAGATGCTCCACCACCACTTGGAAATTGAACAGGTACACCAGTAATCTCTGGCATAGGTAAACCATTAATAGAGTAAAGTGGCTTAACAGTGGCTGTTTGAGTCTTTGAATCGAAAGACTGAATAATAGCTGGTAAGCCAGTATACAGTTCTTTTCTAAATTCATCAAGACATTCTGAAACATACCCAGACATTCTAGTAACTGGTGACTTCATTATTCCACCTTCTCTAAATCTAGTTCAGTTGTCCAAGCACCACCAGTAAAGTCAAGATTATGAGAAAGACCTTTTACTCGGTACTGACCTTCAAAATCTTCACTTTCTCTAATTGTGACACTATCACCCATCTTAATTCTCCCGTCTAAATGGATTTTGCAACGAACTCCAGTTTTAACTTTAATAACTGTCTTATTCTCTTTTTTCAGAACCTTTCTAGTTCTTCTGTAGTAACCTTGCAAAGAATCAATAACATTATATGGGTAAATTTCCCAAGAAAGTTGTCTAGCCTTAGCGTTAAAAGGAACTACTCTGATTTGCTTGTTAAATGTATACCAACGTAGACTACTCTCTTCACAAACCTTTGTAAGTGCCTCTGCAACACTTCCCCAAACACTAAAACCATTCTTGTAAGTGTAACCATCAATACTTGAGAGGTCTTCATCAATAAGTGAGAAGCCTAATCTATTGACTAAATCTCTAATTACACTCTTACGTGTTGTACCTGCTTTATAAGAGATTGATGTCTTAATCGTGGTTCTTTCCATTTTATCATTGGAACAGATGACCTTTGTAACCATATCAACACCACGCTTATATGTATAAGCATATTCAATAGTTCCTAGATAAATTAATGGGAGGTTGTCATACTCAATAATAAGGTCGCCATTTGCGTCTCTTTTAAAGCCAGTGGTATAACCTGCTCTGAGCATAACTGTTGCACCAACTGTTTTAAATTTGGCTCTCATCTCTTTATTTAGGTTGTAGATTTCAAAAGTGGTGTCATCGGAGGTTACTTTATTCTTCTGAGACGTATAAGACACGTTACAAGTGAATTGTAAGTTGTCGAAATAGTCCATTTGCATAGAATCTTTAGCATGGCTTGTAGGTTTATCATTAAAGGCTGTAGTTTCACTACCTACAGCCAATTGATAGCACCTAAAAGAAGCCCCAGCAGTGCTATCTTTTACAGACATTATAAATTCTCCATTAATCTCATATCTTCTTGAGTGTAATAATTAAGCTCAAATGCCTTTTCTCTTCCGAAGTTATTTCTGGTAGGTTGTAAATCTGTACCATACATTCGTTCAACAAAAAGCTCTCCAGCTAATGAAGGAATTACATATCGTCCTGTGATTGACTGGTCTGCAAGGCATTTCTTTTCAGATAATAATACATTACCATCAACATCAGATAGCGTCAAGAACCATCTGTCAAGCCTCTCTTTATACTTTAACTCAATTATAAAGACAGTACCATCCAGAGTTACAGTTTGTGTAGACCACTCTGTATCAGGAACAGGAATATATTGTGACATTAATAAGTCCCCTTCTTATTCGGATTCACCGAGTGCTTTTGTAATGCCTTACCAGTTCCAGCAGTCCTATTTAATGCTGCTCCGGCATTTTTTTCAGCCTCATCACTGAATGTGGTAACACCTTTTCTTGTCTTCGCAGACATTGAGCATTTCCCAAGCGCATTGTCTTCAGCACTAGTGAGTTCCCTTACACCATTAGCATCTAGGTCAAACAGTAACTGGCAATTCAGTTTACCATTACCTAAACTTGTTGTAGTATTACCCGTATTTTTCTTAGAAGTTGCACCACCATCATTTGTAGTAGCGGTCTTTCCAGTAGCTGCTGAAACATCAGTTTGCCCTACAATAGCTTTGAAGTTAATTTCCTGAAAAGTTAGCTGGATTCTTAGTCCATTAGAAATTCCAACATCTTTAGAGGCTTTAAAGCTTGTAATAATGGAATCGTCAATCTTGATACCGTCTTTACAGATGACCGAAATAATTTGTTTCTGGTCACGCCAGTTTTCAAGAGTGTCAATGAAGTTTTCTACTAATTGTCCCTGACGAGTTAATAATAAGCTGCCTTCATAGCCAACTACAACGACACCACTAATAGTGATTGTTCTGGGTGCTCTTTGTACATTATCTGTGACGGTTTGCCCTGATTGCATGTTCTGTGTAGTTACCTGCATAGGGCTGTCAAATTCCATATTTTCAGTTGCTGATAAGGTTAAGAAGGCATCTACATTATCTCTTAAGTGGAAATAGATGCCATCTTTGCCACTATATTTGATTTGCATATTAGAATCCCATAACATTATTCTTCCTCTGGATAGCTTGAACTTAGAAGAATGTCTTCTTGATTCTTGTCAGTAATATCCACCATCTTAGTAGCAATTTGTTTACCATCAAGATTGAAAGTAACATTCAGGGTTTGTTTAGTCTGCATAGGTAAACCAGAAGGTGTCATCATCATTGGTGTCTGGTTAAACTTATTGGCAAAATTATCAATAGATGTTGATAGTTTCTCCATGATAATTTCCCAATTAGATAGTCCATTGTCAATCAGCTTCCTGTTACCTTCAACATCTTGAGTGTACTGTGCAAACTGAAGTTGACCATTCTCATCAAAGAACATTGGTCTCTTTGGATTCGTAATATTTGCAACAGCATTTTCAAATGGTTTTGGGAGTGTGACTTCACTGTAGTTTTTAGCAGCATTTGGGTCTGTAGAACCTCTTAGCATTAGTGCAGAACCAACAGTACCAAGTGCCATTCTCGTTGCTGTAACTCCACCTGCTGCTGCGGCTGCTTCTCCTGCTGCTGTTGTACCTGCTACACTAACACCAAGTCTTTGTAAGATTTTACCAAAGATACCACCACCAACTAAACCACTTAGGAGCTTAACTGATTTTGATACTACAGCAACTGCACCGCCAATTGTTACAACTGTTCCCAGAAATTCACCAGCACTTTTGATTAGTTTTTGCTGGCTGTTGTCAAGGTCTTTATACCAAGCTCTCGCATAATAGTATAATGCAGATGTCCTGTACATGAAGTCTGTGATGAAGTCAAGCAGATTACTAGCACCTTTTAACAGGTTTCCAATAACAACACCCAGAGCCTGTGTACTACCCAAAGAACCCTGTAAGAACATTGCAACAGAGTTAGACAACTGTGAAATACCATCACTAGAGTTGTTAAACAATGCTACAAGTGTGTTATCCCACATAGCCTTAGCTTGACCCATTGATGTCGCTGTCTGTTTAGATACAGCATTCATACCACCTGCTTGCTTGACAAGTTCAGCCATTCTTTCAGATACTTTAGGAAGAACGTCTTGAGCAAGAAGTTTACCGTCTTGCATCATCTTATCAAGTTCTTGTGGAGTCTTACCAATAGCGTCAGCGAATAACTGTACAGCACCTGCTAAACGGTCACCTAACTGTCCACGAAGTTCTTCAGCCTGAACTTTACCTTTTGATGCCATCTGCTGGAATGCAACCATGATACCTTTCAAGTCTTCATCAGTAGCACCTCTGATACGGGCAAACATTGCAGCGTTCTTATAGAACTCTTGAGTACCTTGAAAACCTAGCGTTGGTTGAGCACCAGCAGCAAAGTTTGAGTACTGTTTCATGGTATCTGTATAGTTCTGACCAATCTGGTGTGCGAATGATGCAGCAAACATTCTGGCTTGCTGTGTGTCTGCTCCAAAGATAGCTGTAGAAGCTAATTGTGCAGATTGTCTTTTTACACCAGCTTCAATAGTCTTTTGTGCTAGTTCCAGTAGAGCATAAGCTGAAACAAATCCACCAACTAATTGACGTAGTGATGAGTTAGCTCTGTCCTGTAGCCAAGCTGCCTCTTTAACTGATTTTAGTCTAGCATTTTCTGCAATAACCCAACGTTTGGTTACGTCGATGAGCTTTTTAACTTCCATCTCATACTCACCAACCTTACCAGTACCCTTATATTTGCTATAGATACCTTGCAAACTTCCTCTGAAAGAAGCTGCCATCTGATTACCTTGACCACCAATTGTTTCCAGTCTACGGGTTAACCCTGAATAGAAGTTGTTGTTAAACATTCTTTCCATTTGTCTCTGAGCAACATCTACTCTCGGACCTCTGGGTGCTCCACCACCAACAGGAGGGATACTCTGTCCACCTCTCCCTCTACCTGTCTTGATAGTGATTTTACCGTCAACCTTCATAGCATCTCTCAAGGACTTGTTAATACCCTTTGCAGTCTTTTTTGCTTGAGTTTCGAGTTTCTTAAGAGACTTCACACCTTGTGAATCAAGGTTCAAGGAACTGTTGAGTGCTTTATTGATTCTGCCCGAAGCAGACTGAGCATTTTTTACAATTCTATTAAGTGCTTCCTGAGAACTTTTATTAGGCTTCACATCAAAGGCTTTATTCATATTTCGCTCAATACGTTGAGCAGCTTGCATAGACATCTTCTCAACTCTCTGCAAACCTTTAATTACCTTTTCACTGAAACCAAGTTCCACAATGAAGCTATCAACTGTATATTGTGCCATTACATTTTTCCTGCTCTTCTAAGTTCGTTGTAAGCAATTTCCTCTTTATACGACCTCTGAATTTCAAGAAATTGTCTCAATGATAATAAATCAGAGAATGTCATAGCAAAGAGTTGGTCAAGTGTTTCTTTACACCCTTCCATACCATAAATAGCAAGCACAAATTTCATCTCGTCTGCTTCTTCATAGGTTGCCTCTACAGCAGCATCAGTTAGTGGTGTCTGTAGAGTGTTACCCATGTTTACTGAGAAGTTAGGCTTTTGAAAATGCTTGCTTCGAAAAAACTTCCGAAGTTTGCCTCCAGCGCAAATGCTAAGTAATCAATAAATTCACCGTAGTTTGCTTGGAAGTATGTATCAATATTGAGTGGGAAGTCATCAACAGTTGCCCCTTGAAATAACATGGTAGCCATTTCTTCAAGGTTAATTTCTTCAATTCTGTCAAAACAAGCCTCAACAAGTTCTTTAAATGGAACCATTGGGACTTCTTTCTTATCTTTATCAGTCAGACTTGATAGCATCTGTGCAAAAGTTGGAACAACAATTTTACCCAACTTCATAGACATCTTAATACCATCTCTTGCCCCAAGCAGAATGATATTTACTTTCTTACCATTGATTACTCTAGATTCTGTTTTCATTGTGATTCCTTAATACTTTTAAAAGAAACAAAAAAGGGGAAGACCTTTTAAAGTCTCCCCCTTATAGGATTTATTAAACACTTGACGCTGGAATTGTAGAAGTGTAGTCTAGCTTCTCACAACCAAAAATCCAAGTTTTAGAGTTCTGGTCACGACCAAGTTCAATCTGTGGTAGTTCCTGCAACCAAGCATTAATACCAGTTGCCAGAACAGAGCCTGATGGGTCGTAGATTACGAAGTTAGAAGAGATATCTTCTTCAAGTTCCATATTGTCTTGTTTAGCTTGAATTGCAGAAAGCATCTGATTAGAGAGAGAAGTCTGCATTAACTCAATCTCAATAGTACCTGTCTTGTCTGCATTTCTTGTCAGAGCAACTTGACCACCAGCACCTACAACTGGTGTGATAAGTGGTGATGTTCTCTGTAGACGTAAGAATGAGTCTGGAGCAAAGCCTTCAATGGCAATACCATTCCAGCTACATACAACGTCTTTAGGGGAATATTGCTGATACATAGCCATTCCAATTTACCTCTATTATTCGTAAGCCACTGTACCTTTCAAGTCAACATCCAAGATAGCCCCTGCTAAGATACCTGCGAAGGTAACATCTTTCAGGATACGAGCTTTCTTGTCTGCCAAAGCAACTTGAGAGGCTTTAGGAACATTAACTGTGTAAGATGACAGGAAGTTTCTGTTGACTGCTCTTTGTAGAGAGGTTTCAATGACTTGACGAATACGGGTAATACCAGTATCATCATAAGTAATCTTACCACCCTTCTGGTTAATTAGCAAGTCTCTCAGAGAAGTTTTCAGGTCTGATTCTAACCAGTCAACACCACGGATGATATCAATCCATTCCCCACCAGAAGTAATCCCTCTACGAACCACTGGAACACCACCATCGAGGTCAATAAAGTTACAGTGACGTGCATCTAAAGCAGACTTCTGAATACTTGTCAAAGGTCTGTGATTAGATGGCTGTAGAGAAGCAGCTACACCAGTCAACTGAGCATTACCCCAAGCAATTGACCCTGCATCGTATGGAGCACCATAAGCAATATATGCCATCTCTGGATAATCTTCTGCCGCTGTGTGATGCCACAAGCAAACTGTGCGGGTGTACATACTCTTAGCAAGCTGTGCTGGAACATCATTTGCACTGTTCAATTCTGTACCTTGTAGTGCTGATACATCAGAGTTAGCAGTGAAGAAGATTTTCTTACGAGCCTGAATCTCAGAAGCCATTGCTAGGACAAACTGTTGAGTTCTGTCTTCTGCTGCAATGAAATACCAGTCAGTAGAATAGGCTTCAATGGCTGCCAGAGCAGTTGACGCTGTATCAGCAGTTGTACTTGCGATATATACAGTCTGTGCTGTAGTTGTTACTTTCACAAAGTCATTATCACCAGCTTTGGTAATAATCATTGTGGCAGAAGCACCACTACCAGTTACGTTCACAGAAACCTTATCTTTGATTGTTGGGTCAGCTTCAATCTGTGTTTTAAACTGTTGCAACACCACTTCAGCAGTGTCTGAGCTTTTTGCTGTATACTGATATGGTTGAGAAATTCCACCGCCAGCAGCTACAGTAATTGAATAATCTGTACTTTCAGCAACGGCATTAGGAATTGATACAGTGTACTGCATAGCACGTCTACCAATATAAAGCTGAGTTACTTTAGGAGTCTGACTCCAAAGTTGTTTAGCAGCCTTATATGCAGCAGTATTCTCATCGAAATCTTCAGCAACTTCAGTTAAGGAAGTGTAACCACGTACTCTTTCTTCAAAGTTATCTGTTGAAGCTAAGAATAGTGGTAAACCAAAACCTTCTCTTGTAGTTCCTGCGGTGTTCAATGTAATATCTACATTAACAATTGGATTCCACATTTATTTTACCCCTTTGGAGTCTACATCTAGATGGATAATATATTCTGGTGGCTCTTGTCCTTCTTCATAAACTAACTCACCATCAACAATGACACGCTCGATAATACTTCCACGTTCATCTTTCAGGACTGAGTTTTTTACAAGAGTTACAACAAGAGGTGCAGAATTTTCGAAATCTGTATTGAGATAAGTGTAATCATTCGGGATTGCTCCAGTGTCTAGTACTGTAGCTCCTGTTTCTTCAAGGATTAAATCTCTGACTGAACTCATCTCTAATCGTTGTTTAAGCTCAAGCATAATGCTGTGAGCACCTTTACCATTCACCGTAATCAATACTGGAATCTGAAAAGCAATTCTGTAGCAAACTACATCATCCTCAACAAACTTATCAAGAACCCAACCATAAGGTGTTGCAGCATCTTGACAATATACGGTAATAAATGGCTGGTCAGGTTTTAAACCTTTGTCATTTGAGTTATCAGAAGGGTAAGCTCTAATTACGTTTGGCCTATTATTCTTATCACGAGCTAGTCTGTGACCAATAACATCCACTAAGGTTCTAACTAGACCTTTTTCAAGTTCTGCTGTTTCTAACTGCATTCATTTTATCCCTTCTAATAATGATATATTCATAATGGGACGTATGGGCTAATTGCTGTGACCAATCCATAGTCATAAATACTTCATACTCATGACCATCAATCATAACAATGTCAGACTCATTCCACTCTACATCATCTGAAGTTCTAAGTTTATATGTAGTATACAGGATTCTTGTATCGGTAAGTCTAATACCTTCCGGTAAAGCAATCTGTGTACCATTCTTTACAGAACCTTTGATATATGGCTGGATATTACCTTTACAGTTAACCTCAACAATATCTTGTGAAGCTACCCAATCACCATCATCGTTATAATAACCGTCTTCAGAGACTTTACGCTTTACTACAAAGCTGTGTCTGTTTAAGAGTCTCATTTTTTAATACCCTTCTTAGTAGAAATTTTATAAGCAAGGTTGTCCCTTAAGTCACCTGTCTCAACAAGAGGTGCATTAAAGCCTTTTTTCTTGACTGTGGAAGGTGCGTTAGGAGGGAGTATAGCAGAATTACCAAAGCCTCTTTTAATTGCCTTCTGAGCATTCTTTGCAAATGCTTCTAAGGTATTTGAAGGGTCTGTGTTGAGACTGCTAAGTTGCTTATATAGATTCTTCTTAGTCTGCTCTAACAAGGTCTGTTTGTTTAGCATCATAGTGATTTCAAACAACCTACGATATACTTTACCAGAAGCTGAAGGAACCCCAATAACTTCTTGTAAATACATTAAAGCAGGATAAGAAAAACCAGAGCTATGTTGACCTTGTTCTTGAAAATACCCGACTTGAGCATTAGCCGTGTGCAAGTTCTTCATAGCCCCGACTAATTTTGCTCTAGCGGGGTGAATAACCCTTTTAACCATTATTCATCTCGCTCGATAATAAATACGCCATTAACACGGTTGCAGTAATCTCTGCCTTCGTATCTGGCAGCATCACCATATTCTGTGTATTTCTTGACAGAGCAAGGATTCTGACGACGCATGTCAATATCGCACTGACTAATACCACCTGCATAGGGCAGTCCTGAAACAGAGCTTTTAACAAGGTCGTCATAAACAGCTTTCAGAGATTTGAATCTGGAAGAGTTACGTAAATAAACACCACCAACCTTCTCATCTCCCATCTTGGCTACTTGAAAGAGTAAATATTTAAGAGCTTTGATGGCTGCTTTCTTTTCATCCTTTCCAGATTCTAGATAGAACCACTCTAGCACAGACTGCTCAATAAGAATTTCATCATTATTGGTGTCTGTGCAGAGGATTCTTACTCTATCAAGAGGGTTATTGGCTGGGTCGCCTGTATAACACATTCATAACCCTCCTAAGTTTATTAGCCACCTTGAGCGTCAGCGCGAACATCTACCAGCAACTGAGGACGAGTACAGTATGGCAGCATGTAAGAGTGAGCTTCGAAGTCAATACCTTCGTCACGGTCTTTTTCGTATTCAAATACGTACAGTTCCTGACCAAGTGTATTTGCGTAACCCATCTTAGGACATGGACCATATGCCACTTCGAAGATGTTGTTAGCTTCACCCAGCATAGAAACGTTAGGGAAAGCATGACCTACGCCAACAGTTGCTGCTACACTATCAATGCTCACCAGAGTGTGAACCTTACCACGCTTGTCTTTGAACTTACCGTTGTACTGGACAAACTTAACACCACCGTAGTAGAAAGTGTTCATATGAGCCTGAACACCATCAGAACCACCAGTTCTCAGAGAGCCAGTAATCTGTTGCCATGCCAGCGGAGTCTGCTGTGCAAGGTATGCGTCACGAATCTTCGGATGCTTGGTAAGTTTACTGAAGAAAGTTCTGTCAACAACTACGTGAATCTCTTCACCGTTGATTACAGTACCAGTCTTAGCTTCGTCTTCCATGTGCATACGTAGTTCTTCGATGTGAGCATCAATATCAGAGTTCGGATTGTCAAGGTCGAAGTAAACAGTCTTCTTCTCAACGTCGAACTGCTTGTACAGGTCAGCGTACAGAGTACCGCGAGCATCAACGACTTTACCCTTCAGAGCTTGCATAAACAGGAACTCACGAGTAATATCGAACTTGGTACGAATCTTCATCAGCTTCTTAGCACGTACTACAGCTTCAGTAGTCAGTTCGTTTGCAGTGCCTGGCTGACGTACACCCTGAATCTCATCAGGAGTAATGCTTTCAACTTCTTTGAAGTACATCATTGGGAAGCTGATTTGACGAACACGCTCAGGTGCGCTAGTCTCTGCTTTACGGCTATCACGGTCTACCGCATCAAGCAAGCTAACATCCCAATCAGTCAAGTCCATCAGGAAAGTAGTTTGGGTGATTGGTGCTGAACGGAACAGACCTAAGTTGGAAATATACCCATAAGTATTTGGGATAGACTGGACTTCACCAGTCAGGTCAGCAAGGAAAAATCTGCTTTTTTCAGAATTAGTCAACATTGTAAAATTCTCCAGAATGTCTTATTATTGTTATTACAGGCCAGTTGGTACGAAATCAATACCTTTAGCAGCCAGAGCTTTCTTGACGTTCTCAGCGTTAACACCGGATTCAAGTTTAAGCATGTCTTTCAGTTCTGCATCACGGTGGATACCAACAACTTTCAACTGACCATGATAAGACAGTTGCAGGTCTGCATAAAAGTTAACGATACATACTGAATCAGCCTGAGCTTCTTGCCCTGCTGTAACCTTAGTACCGTCTGCTTTCAGAACTTCACCTACACGGTATTCTGTTGAAGCAACCGGAGTGTACTCTTTACGAGAGTGGCCTGTTGGGGTAATCTGTTCCCAAAGAATGATATCATTCAGAGGTTCTCTGTTACCTAACTTAGTAAAACCTTGATATGCCATTATTGTGTTCCTTATTTGATAAGAGATTTTAGAGCATTCTGGAGAGCCAGTTTGCGTTGTTCAGCGGTGTCTTCGGAAGCATTCTTAGCTGGTTCTTTTTCTTCTTCAACCAAATCAGCTTCGCCGTCATTACCCATTTCTTCCATAGCGTTGGAATGTTCAAGAACAGCACCAGCAGTTTCTTTCAGCTTGGTAATCTCTGATTCTTTTTCTTCCATTGCAGAAGCATGGGATGCGATAGTTTCATTAAGTTTCTGGTTAGCACCTTCCATAGCATTCATAAACAGAACACTCAGAGGGTTATCAAGACCAGCACCTAAAATAGTCGTTGCAGCTTCTTTTGCATCAAATCCAAAAGCTTCAGCAGAAGCAGAAATCTTATTAGTCAAATCTGACAAAGCAGCTTCCTGTTCTTTAGCTTTCATTTGAGCAACCTGAAGACGCAAAGCTTCTAGTTCTTGCTTTTCTTGTTCAGTCATTTCTTCACCTGAATTGTTAACGTTTAAACTTACAGGAGCCTCTTCAGAACCTTGTAAGTAATTTAAGAAATCATCTTGAGACATGATTGAGTTAATTAAACCAAGTTCAAGAGCTTCCTGAGCAGAATAAACATTCGCCTCAGTATTCTTTACAGCTTCTTCAGAGAGATTACGCGATTCGGCTACAAAACCTGTAAAGGTTGCGTAGGTATCATTAATTCTCTTTTGAAGTCTTTCTTTGCTTTCTTCTGAAAGTGCTTGGAATGGTGAACCCATACCTTTAAACTCACCAGCTTTGATGACGTTAATTGTTACGCCATTCTTTTCAAATGCCTTAGTTAATTCCTGATGAACCATGATTACACCAATAGAACCAACATCTGCATCTGGTGATGCAATAATTTCTTCAGCAGAAGATGCAAGAGCATATGCAGCGGAACAAGCGAACTCATCTACATAAGCAATAATTTTCTTTTGGCCTCTTGAAGCCATGATGTGACGTGCTAATTCAAAGCAACCTGAAGCTTCACCACCACCCGAATCAATATGCAGAACAATAGTCTTGATTGACTCATCTGCTAAAGCTTCGTCAAAGCCTCTACGTAAACCCTCATAAGAGCTTAAACCACCTGTACACATTGCATCAATGAATGTCATACGATGAGTTAAACCACCCATAATAGGGATAATAGCAATGTCATCTTTTACTTTTAAAAGACTTCTTGCTTCACCTTTAGGTTTATCAAAGTTTACTGCTGCTTGGACATCACCCAGCAATCTGTTATTCACATAAGTTGCTGCTGAGTGAGCTAATGATTCAGTGGCTAGTAAAGGTTGGTTGAATAATCTATCAGCAAGTCTGAAGATATTCGAACTCATTTTTACTCACCCTATTTGTTTAAATCTACAGAGACTGAAGAGATAACATAGATACCTTCTTCAGCAAAGAATTGAGGTTTGCTAAGAGCACCAGTTGCCACGCATTTATCGTTAGCATCCCACAAGCTATAGTGTGAGACCGTTGCAGAAGCTGGAACAGTAATATTAACTGTATCTTCTGAGGCAATTAAGCCATTATCCGGTTCAGAAAAATAAATAGCCACTGGCTGAGTAACCTTATTTGCTGTAGGGTCTGCCGTTGGGTCTACATTGTGTAAAATAATAGTCGTTGGGGTTAGCGTGGCGAGGATTTTATTCTTACCATCAATAGTTAATGTTCCCATTAATTAAACCTTACTTTTTGTTTAAGGACTGTTGAATGGTTACCAGATTCATCTACCACATTTACAATCATATCATATACTTTACCTTTGACAAGTACTTTGTAATCATTTTGTGAAAAAATGTATTCAAGTCTGTTTGTTTCTTTATTAACTGTCATTGGAGATTGAAATGCAGTGTCGAGGGTAATGAAAGCGGCTTCAATGCTATTAACATTGATACGTTTATTCTCGCAGTTATATAACTTTACACCCAAAAGGCATGAACTGTCAAATGGAATTTTAACAATTTCACTACAATTTCCTGAAATAAACGGTTTTCCACTCATTGGTGCATCAAGTAACCTACAAATAGTGAAAACGTCAGAGGTTCCACCATCACTTACATAACCTGAAAGGCTGACCCTTGAGCCAGCCTCTACAGATAATTTGTCAGTAATGATAAGGACACCTCTATACGAATGCACTCGTGTAGCATTTGAAATAGAGATAACTTCAGCCATTATTTATTTGCCTTATTTGCTGTGCTTGGGTCTTTCGCTGAAGGTGTCTTTGCAGTACCTTCTCCAGCGGTCTTATAACCATCTCCTGAACGGCTTTGGCTATTTGGAGAAAGCTTTTCAGATACTGGCTGAGACTCATCAGCAGGAGGAAGACCAATATGCTCTCTAAGTTTGTTAGATAGCTCTTTGTCAACTTCTAAAGCACCTACTGCAACAGTCTTCTGAATATAAGAACCAATTGCTTCTAGGTCTGGAGTTTCGATATCGTCATATGTGATTTGTACATGTTCTTCATCATCCCACATATTAAGAGCATAAGTCTGTGCAACTAAATCACGGTTAATTACGTTCTTAATTTGCTTCAGCAGAATATCTACTGACATTGCTAATAGACTTGTCTTAGAATCTGCAAGAGAGAATGAACCATATTTTGACTGACCCATAGCAAGAACATCTGACATAAATGCCATCATAATCTGCTTAGAATATCTGTCAATAATAGAACCTGTATCATATGCTTTAGCACCCTGTCTAGAAACTAATGAGAACTCAAAAATATCCTCTTTAGTATCTGGGTCGATATATCTAGGCCAGATTAAACCTGCTCTGTCGTTAGCAATCATATCATTAACAACAGTTTTGCAGTATTGTACGAAAGCTTTCTTTTCAGGTTCTGCATTTTCATCCAGATAATCTGGTGGTAAACCAATCTTTGGCATACCTACCAAGTCTCTTGAAACACCAACAGCTTCATACTCTTCAATCTGTACTTTATACTTCCACGGTACATAAGCGTTAAGTAATGGTGAGCGACCTTCTGGGTTACCATACTCATCATCATACTTAAACAGCATGAATTTAGCTCGTGGGAGTTTTCTTGTTAGTGGTCTTTCTCCAAGATTAATTGTTCCAGCAATATGTGAAACATTTCTTAGATTTTGTCTGACACCAGTAACTTTTCTAAAGTCTTCGTCAAAATACCACTTATCAAGTGTTGACTGGTTTCTGATTGGTAATTTAGCCCACCCAATTAGACCATCATCAAATTTTGACTGGTACTTTCCTTTTTTACCCTGACGTTTCTTATAAACCTTTTCGTTAACACAGAACCCATAAGTGCAGAATGACATTACAGAGTTAATAAAATCTGCCCAATCATGCTCCATGTCATCCATTAAAGAATTAAAGAAGTCTGCTCTTTCAAGCATTTTAGGGTCTTGCTCTTTTCCCTTTGGAGGTACGAATCTCCAGTTGACTTTTCTGACAAACATCTTAATAATATTTACAGATGCTGCTACAGCAGGGTCACGCATCATTAATTGGAAAGTTTTAATACTTTCAGGGAACCTTAGTGCCTGACGAGGTTCTTCATAGATTCTTCCATTCTTAACCTTCAGACCCAAAGAACCTACTTCACCCATTCTAAATGGTGGTAAGCTTTCTTGTGTTTCTGTAATTTCTGCCATTCTTCTCACCTAGCTATCAACGTCTAAGCCCCTCATATGGGTTTCCTCTCACTAAGTCTGTGTGAGCACCCATTGATGGTGGCTTGAATAATTTAACTTCGTTAAGACTGTTGAAAGCATCACTGGTAGCATCCACTTGGTCATCTTTAGTTTTACCGTCACCACAAAAACCTTCAAGTTCTTGAAAGTAAGCTTCGTTCCAACTGCCTCTCAAGACTTTTACAAGTCCAGCTTCAGAAGCAGCAGAAAATCCCGCAAAGCGGGTAACTTTATCTTTATTTGTTGGTTTAGCTCTTGCGCGATAACCTTTCTCGGCAAGTTTCCTGATGAGGGATGTTGCATAGGATTTACCAGCAGCGCCTGGGTCTTGAGGGATAAAAATACCAGTTCGCTTACCGTCACTTTCAGCAGTCAAATTAATTTGTGTTTCGACTCCAGAGGGTCTATCTCTAAATCTTACTACATCAATGATATAATAGCAACCGTCTTTTTTAGATTTACCCATCTTAACACCCGCTGTCCAGTCTGGGTTAGGGTTAATTTCAGATGGTAAAGTCGCTGCTAAGTCCCATGCTCTGACATCAAACACATCTTCTGGGAGTGAATCAACAATCTCACACCACTGTCTTTGCCAATAGTTTGAACCTTCTGCACGAGCCTTCCAGTTACCGAAACGAAGTCTTGCAACGTTTACAGGTGTGTTGTTTTCCAACTTACCACGATATTTAGGTTCTAAGAAGTCAAGAATTGGGTTATCATCAATCGTACCAGAGATGAAGGTGTATGTCTGAGGAATCTCAAGAGGGAACATTTCAAGAATCTTGTCTCTCTCCCAATCAGAAACCATCACACCATCATTCATAACATACCAACGAATACGACCACACTTCTCAGGGTCTGGATATCCTTCTTCATCTAAGAATGGTTCTACCCAATCATAAATAAAATGGTCTCTGTCTGGGTTCATAGAAATCTTCATGTATGAATCACCTTCAGCCCCAGAACGTAGACGAGTCTGTAGGTATGAAATCTGTGAAGCAGAGAAGTGTGTACCTTCGTCAAAGTAAATAGCTGAGTACTCAATACCCTGATGACCTTCAGCGTGCTTTTCAAGTTCTAGGTAGGTAAACTTGATAGTTGCCCCAGAAGGGAACGTGATAGTCATCTTCTGCTCGTGAGGAACCCCACCAAACTTACCAAATAGTTTCTTTGCAGCAGGCCATAAACCACCTTGTAACTGTGTTGTATTTCTACGGAAATATACAGCGTTATAGTTAGGGTCTTCAATAAATCTTAAAGAGTCCATTAACAATGCAGCAGTTTTACCAGCACCAGCAGCACCACCATAGAGAACCAAGTCAGCATTAGTATTTAAAAAGACCTCTTGAGAACCCGGCTGAGGGGCTACATAGTTCTTATCAGTCATCAATTTGAAGATAAGTCTAACTTGGTCTGGTGTGTATCTTAATAAAGTCAGAATTTGAGTTGGAAGGAATTTAGAGGGGTCTTTACCGAATGATTTGATAATTTCTTTTACTTCATCAGAAAGCCCCAACTCTCCAGCTAGGACTTTCCTAACATCTTCCACTCGCTTCTGCTTAACAGCATTTAAGTCCATTAAGCACCTCCGCAAATAGAATTATTCAGAGTCTGTAGCAGTCTCTTCTTTCTTAACTTCGAACTTTGCATCAACAGCATCAAGAAGTGCATCCATAGATGCTTCTTTGATATCAATACCTGTTGCTACAGATAATCTGTCTGCAATTGCCATGATAGTGTTCTGCATAAATTCTAGCTTTTTGTTAGCTTCATAAAGTTCTTTATAAACGGTCTCACTCATTATGTTTTCTCCAAATAATTAACCATGTTTCCCCTTAAAAAAGACGGTACAGAGACCGTCAAGGAGAAACCACAATGTACGTCAGAGACATACTGTATAAGGCTTCTTATAAAGTATAACTCTGTAAAAAAGCCCTGTCTAAAAATACTCTTCGGTAGCGAAAGGAAGAATACTTATAGCAGGGCATTATTATTATTTTAATTGAGAGAGAGTAAAATAACTTGGAGAATCCGAAGGGACTCGAACCCTTATAAACCTGTTTTGCAGATAGGCACATATCCATTTCTGTCACGGATTCAAATTGGAGGAAGATACCAGACTTGAACTGGTACACCGATTTCTCAGCTACTGGCAGTTTAGCAAACTACTCCCTTACCTTTTAGGGTTAATCTTCCATTATTTCTGTAATGCGTTCTTCATTTCTGGTGTTGCAATAGTGTCAATCACACCAGTTTTACAAGCATCATCAAACCAGTCTGGTAAGATACCTGCTAAGAACCCATTGATATTCGTTTTAAGGTACTCTGCAATAAGGGCAGCTTCTTCTTCAATCATCTGCACAACTTCATCTGCATAAGCTGTAATCTTCGAGATACCTTCATTAATCTTACTAACAGCTTGGTTAGCTAAATCAGAAATAGTATCAAGACCTTTATCAATAGCATCCTGTAAGTCGCTTAATACATCATTAACGCCATCTAGTGTGCTGTTAATTGTATCCATAGCTTTTTGACCATACTCTGTAGCAACACCCATAATACCACTAAATGGTGTACAACCAACTTGCTCACCTGCTGCACCCATAACATTGGAGTAGCCTTTTGCTACCTGCATACGTGATGAAAACTCATCAATAGACTTTTGACCGTAATCTGTCAGTGTCTTAGTGGTTGATGTAGTGCTTGTCAGACTCGTTGTAAAGCTGTTAAGCAGAACTGTTGTAAGTCCAGCAGCAATAAGTTTATCCTTTATTGTAGGGTCTGTTACAGAGCTAATAGAGCTTACAAGTGATGTAGAGGCAGCTACGGTTCCACCTAGAACTGCTGCACCAGTAATAAGGGGATTAGAAAACCCTCTACCGGTTTTTAAGAGATTAAAAATCTCCTTACCTTGTTCTGTCATCTCTTTCATTAAGCACCTTTGAAATTGGTAGTCCAGTGGGATTTGAACCCTCTTCTCATGTTTTTCAGACACGCGCTTTAACCATATAAGCTACTTGGACTATAAATTGGGGTGACCTACGGGATTTGAACCCGTATAGACCATGTTCACAGCATGGGTCATTACCATTTATGATAAGGCCACATTTAAGGACTCTCGTAAGAACCCTTAGAAGTGGCAGCGGCATAAGGATTTGAACCTTAATAAGACAACTTCAGAGACTGCTGCATTGCCAGTTATGCTATACCGCTAAATTTGGTACTCCATATCGGATTCGAACCGATACATAACACAGATTTTAAGTCTGGCCTCTCTGCCAATTGGAGTAATGGAGCATTGGCGGGGGATGTTGGAATTGAACCAACTTCTTCGATTTCAAAGACCGAGGTTTTAACCTTGTAAACTAATCCCCTTTAAATCTTTACTTCCTTAGTGGATGAATAAAGAATGCCAACATAACTCTTTCCCTTGAGAATGCTCTTTCTTCTGGGACAACACTTTTAAGTTTCCATCCAACATAAATTCTCCAGTAGAATTGCTTACCAAAGACTTTAATTGATGGGATAAAGGCGAATAATCCCCAAGCATTACTGTTCCACATTAGGAGATAACCTGTCTGATTATCTTCAGGGTCAGAACTTACGTTGATATTACCTTTCCACTTAGTAACATCTTTTACATCTCTTCCTAACACATGGTAAGAGAAGTTATAAGCTTTGTTTCTCCAGAGCCAACCGACTCTCTGCATATAGATACCAAGCTTACCAATCTTTCTAATCTTAGCCCATCGTTTGACATGACCTTCATCACCATCAATCGGGTTGTCATAAGTTTCCATCCATCTAAATCCGAAAGGTAGATGTCCTTTCTTCTCACTGTAAAATGGAACTACGAAAGGTGCTAAGATAACTGCTAAGATTGCTGCAAATGGCTCTAACAAAGCTAAGAAAATCCATGAAGCATACTTCAAATATCTCATCTAAATAGCCTCTTAAAATTGGCGTTCCAAGACGGATTCGAACCGTCACTAATACAAGGTTTGAGCTTGCATCCTCTGCCAATTGGGATACTGGAACATGGTACTCACTAAAGGACTTGAACCTTTTTCTCCATCTTGTAAGGGTGATGTTTTACCATATAAACTAAGCGAGTATGAAAGAGGTCTGAAGTTGTGCCGCTAACTCAACTCCGTGGAATTTGTTACGGTCTTCAGTTGACACCAGCGGTCTTTCACTTGACCTCTGAACTGGTGCTCCCACAAGGATTCGAACCCTGATAAGTTGCTTACAAGGCAACCGTAATAGCCAATTATACGATAGGAGCATTAATTTGGAGCATCCAGAGGGAATCGAACCCTCAACCTCAGTTTGGAAGACTGTAATTTTCCCGTTTAAACTATGGATGCACTAATTGGTGGAGAAGCAGGGAATTGAACCCTGTACTTAAGTTTGCAAAACTTATGTTTTAACCATGTAAACTACATCCCCAATGTTTGGTACAGGTGGAGGGAATTGAACCCATCGTCTTACTGATTAAGAGTCAGCCGCATAACCATTTTGCTACACCTGCATTAATTTGGTACACCTAGAGAGATTCGAACTCACACTGAGCAGATTCTAAGTCTGCTGCCTCTACCAATTGGGCTATAGGTGCATTAAATCTTTTTAGAGAACTTCTAAGAACCTAAGCAACAAGGTTCCACAACAAGCTGTAATAACCTTAGAAGCCCTCTAAAAAGACCTAAATAGGTCTTTGCATAGTCTTGTTTAATCCGGTGACTAGAACCTTTGGAGAGCTTGATATTATCTCTTCTCCGTGACACCTACTAGGTGCTTTACTTGTGTACGACAATACACGAGGGATACCAAAGCAACATCCGAATGAAGCTTGGCTTTAAATCTTATTAGGCGGTAAGTAAAGGAGTCGAACCCTCACCGTATCTCTACAGTGGCAACTGTTTTCAAGACAGTTTGGCTACCATTAGCCGCTACCTACCCCTAATAAGACTTGGCATGGGACGGAGGAGTTGAACCCCTTTGAAACGGTTTTGGAGGCCGTTGCTCATGCCTTAGAGTCTTAACATCGTCCCACACTATAATTCGAAGCTTACCGTATTTTCGCAACACTGTAAAGCCCCTTCTCAGATTATTTACATGTTCTGGAAAACATGAGATACAGACCACCTCCTTACACGGAGACCCAATAAGGTCGTCTAAGCAATCTGCTAACTAAATTGGTCGAGGCGGCAGGACTCGAACCCGCATACTCCACTTACTCGGTTAACGGCTGTTTAGAAGACAGCTGAGATACGCCCCGTAATTATCTTTAAAGACTCTCTTAGAAAGCCCTTAAAGATGCCCACCTTATTAATCATACCGTGGGCGAGTACGCCAAATTCTTTGATGAGGGGTTGGAAGACCTCACTGGTGTTTAGCCTATCAAGCTACTGCCAGAAAAACATTGTCGTTTGCATTTATTTTAAATTTGCAAAATAGACGCTACGCAACGAAAACTATTCAGAATATGTACAACAAATTTCCACACATTGTGTTACGTCTAACGCTCATGTATTGGTGTTTGAATTGTACATATTATGAAGTATTTTAGTTACTATAAAGTAGTCACATCTCAATGTCAACAACTTTATTGAAATTGGTACTGTGAGAAGGATTCGAACCTTCTTCCTTTCGGTTATCAGCCGAATGCACATCCATATGTGCTTTCACAGCATTGGAGGTTCAGATGGGAATCGAACCCACATTCATAGGGCTTATGAGACCCCTGCATTACCTTATCTGCGACTGAACCATATTGGTAGAAGTGGAGGGATTCGAACCAATCGCCTGTCAGATTAAAAGTCTGCCGCATCACCATTCTGCTACACTTCCATTAAATTACCTTTGTAGATAAGCTACCCAGACTTGCTTAAGGTCTGTAGCGATGTGTCTTGTTGGGTTTAAATCTAGAATTTACCCTTTCACCCTTTGTGGTCGCATACTCACAGGTAAGCTTAATAACTTATCTACAAAGATAATTACCAGACCGTTGTTTATCATCTTAAGTGCTACCATTACACCAACTCGACATCTGCCGAGTGAAGGAATCGAACCTTCGCCTTTTCTTTACCGAGAAATAGATTGTTTAAGTTTTGCTGTAAACGGTCTTCTGTAAATTTGTTGAGCCAGACCAAGTTTTAAATTTTTCAAAATTAAATTGGCTTGAAATTTTAAGTAACTTGCTGTATTTGGTCTTCTGCTCCTTTAAAGGATACTCGTAAGAACCCTTTAAGGGAGGGGCTAAATAGCCCTCTCAAAATTGGCGAGGTATGCGAGAATCGAACTCGCGGCTCAGGAGAGACAATCCCGTATTTTAACCGTCTAAACTAATACCCCAAAACTATGTGCCATTTCTTAAATACTTCTTCCTACGCCTTTCTGGGCTATAGTTCTTCCTGCTAGCAGCATTCTTAGCCAACCTACACTCCTCGCATCTACAGCCTTTGTAATAGCTATACGCAGTTCCGTGTTCAACTGTTTTATGTTTTCTTTCACTTATCTGTGCTGGTCTTGCTGCTTTCATATTACATTTAAGATGACTATAAGAGATATTATCCAGTGAAAAGAAAAGCTCTTTTGCATTTTCACTATGTCTCCACGGAACCTTATGCTCGATGGAGAAATCATCCCTAGTCATTTCTTTCCCGCACTGAAAACATCTATTTTGATTTGTTTTACATATAAAATCGAATAGCAAATCTTTTACTAGTCTGTTTTGTGCAGTTCCTAAACTCATACCAAGTTGTGATTTGTATACTTCATCTCTCATAACTAAGTATCTCGCTAAGTGTTGGTGTGCCGTGTAGGAGTCGAACCTACCGAGTCTCAATGACAAGGGATTTACAGTCCCCACCGCTACCATCTACGGGATAACGACACATTTAATTTTGCGGTTAGTCAGGGATTCGAACCCTGTGCCATTCGCTTAACAGGCGACCGCACATACCTTATGTGCTTCCTAACCTTAATACATTGCCAGACCGTGTTTTTTCTTTTATCCGCAAAAAGTATTTTGTTGCTGAATACGGTCTTCTGCAAAATTGGAGGCGGGTGCAGGAGTCGAACCTGCCGATACCATGCTAATGAGACATGTGAGACGCCCTTTCTCTATACCCGCAATTCTTAATGACCAGACCAAATCTCTTCTTTGTCCGATTTCGTGTCAGATGAATAAGATTGAGTTTGCTGCAATTGGTCTTCTGTCAAAACTGGCGTTCCAGAAGGGATTTGAACCCTCAAATATCCACTTTGAAAGAGTGGTGACTATACCATTTTGTCTACTGGAACATTAATTTGGTCTCTGTTGGAGGACTTGAACCTCCGGCCTTACCGCCCCAAACGGAACGCTCTACCAAGCTGAGCTAAACAGAGATAAACTTTTCAAACTCTATGTAACCACTTTAACATTATTTTTTAGTGGTTGTCAAGAACTTTTTTAAAATATTTTTCAGTATCTTAGAAAAGCTCTCATTCCGTTTCTATGTAGAACATATTAAAGGGTATTAAACACATTGTCAATACCCTTTTTGAAACTTTTTACCAGATGTAACGGTCAATCATTACTGCTTTGAGCATTACGCTGATTGGGTCAAACTTCTCACCACCAAGCAGAGCTTTTAAAGTGGCTGGAGAGAACCCTGATACCATTGCTACACCATTATCCTTAACAGACACTTCGCAAGTACCATTACGGTTTGCTAAGTACCAGAATACTAGTTGTGGCATCTCATATCCAGCTTTTTTGTACTTACTCTGAATTGCTTCAAAGTTTGTACGACCGTTAGCTCCATCAACCTGATTGAACTCCATATCGGAGAAGATGATAAGCTTACTTGGCATATCTTTCTGAGTCAAGTTGTTTCTCTTACCTATCTCAAGAATACGGTCAAAAGCTGCTTGTAAGTTAGTTGAACCATATTCAACATGACGCATTACCTGACGATGACGGTTTCGTAAATCACCACTCAGTTCAATGAAATGAGGGTTTGTTGAATAGACCATTAACTCATCTTTAAAGCAACCTGTATTGCGTTCTGCTACATATAAGGCAAGTGATACACCAATATCAAGGGCAGTAATTGAGCCAAGATTCACCCAAGACATTGAGCTTGAAACATCAGTCATACACAAGATGTTTTCACCTTCTGCCATCCAGTTTGGAAGTGCTTTCCACTGCTCATTAGCAACATCTGCATTACCATACTTAATAGATTTAATTACATCGTATGGATAAACAGCACCAGCGTTAATCTTAGCCTCACCTTTTGAGAGTGACTCGATGTAAGCTTTGTAACGTTCCCCATCTTTACGGTTAAAGAGTTTTTGGTAACGTGCAGCAGCTAGTGAAGGAATCTTGCTGTAGTCAATCTTACCAAGCTCATTCGCAGAGATTTTTTGCTCAACCGTATCAGACAGTGCAGATAACAGTGTGCGATACTCCTTCTCACTTAAGTTTGCAAACTTACAGAAACGTTTTACAAACTGTTTGTGGCGTGGTTTTACTCGTGGCAACCACTTAGCTGCTAAACCTGCTGTTGCAGGGTCTAGTAATGCTGCTTCTAAATGTTTGAAGGCATCTGTCTCGAAACGAGTACCTACGAAGATTTTGAAGTCATCAAAACGACCAAGTTCTGCAATCTTGTCCATAATGCGAAGAACCCGTGTAGGCTCTAAAACTTTATCTTCAATCGCTTGAAGTAAAACAGTTCGGAAAGCTTTACGCTCACCCATACCTTCTCGTACATCTCGCATATGCAGTAAAATACGAACTGCAACATCAACATCCTCACGCAAAGCTTTGTAGAACAGGTCTGGTAAGATTTCTACATTGCTACGGCTTGAGCCAGCGGCTTTGTAAAAGTCTACCAGAGCAGACATTGATGAAGTATGGTTTACAGCACCATTTTCAGTTCGACCTGCATGAAGGTGCGCATGTTTAAATAACTCGCTCATATTTTACTCTCTTCTCTCATTTGTTGTTTGATGTGACAGACTTTAGAGCAACTTTGTAGAGTCTGTCAACACCTTTTAAAATTATTTTTTGAGAGTCGCTACAGCAGAGAACGTTGGTTTGTTATCTGTCTGTTGTTGACCACCATTATCAGGAGTCTTCTTAGTGTCTGCTGCAAGTGCTTTCATCTCACCTGCTGAGTGAGTAAAGATAGTTTTACCGACCTCAATCATACTCTTGATGGTTACGTCATCTGTGTTTAACCCGAACTCTGCAAGCTTAGCCGCGTCCCTTGTAACAATCGCCTCAAACAGCTTTGCAGCGAACTCAGCAGAATTATCAATGGTCAGTTGAGCTTTTACGAGTGAGCTTTTGTTACGAGAGCCTTTTGGTCTTCCAGATGGGTTTCCAGACTGGCCTTTTTTAAACTGGCCTTTGTTTGTTCTGTTTTTCATTGGTATGCCTCTTATAAGACCTCTTAAAAGGCTTTTAAGATAAAAGATAGATATCCAGAAAGATATCTGTTTAAATAGCCTTTTTAGAGGAACCTTTTAAGTTATCTTCTAAGTATTTATAAGCCTACACCTTGTCAAGTCCTTTGTCAACAACTTTTTTAACTTGCAATAGTTCTTGACTTGTTGTATGGATTACTGTACCATCTTACTTAAAGCTGTAGGTCTGCCTTGTTCTACAAAGGAGACTTAATGAGAAAATCAAACAACCCGAAGAAAGGTAAAAATACCAATCACTGTAAGGAATCAAAAAGGGTAGAGTTACTCTACTATTCATCCTCTGAAATTGGTCTGTACCTGTTCTTTCAAAATTACAGAAGACAAGAGGATTATCTATGTGTAGTTCCCAATTAGAAATCGCAGATATTATAGATTTATATCAAACTGCAAAGAGTCATGGCTATATAACCTCAATTGGAAAGAATAGTCACTACGATGCTTTGACTGGAATGTATTTCAGGGCAATGGCTCAATCTAGTGAACAACACTTGATGGTTTCTTCCAGTGAGTTTACTTCGTTTCTCTATTGCAGCAAAATCATAAATCGCAGGAGAACTGAAAAATGTTAACAGTAAGTTTTAATTACAATAGTGATGGCTCTGTATCAATTAATTCACCATATGCAAATGACCTATTGAAAGAGCTAGTTAATCAGTGTGATAGAGGTCTTCACTATGTCCCAAATTCTTTCAAGCAGAAGACTATTGCTAATAACTTGATGCGTGTGACGGTTACAACATCAAATCCAAACTACGACATTGATAGTGAAAGCCCTTATTCTTTAGTGGCTCTTGGAGAGTGCAGTCAATTTAAACTTGTATGCCACGACTCAGAAACATTTCTTAAGGTATTTTCCAACCTTATTCACAATAATAAGTACGGGTATGTTGACGGTAGTGCAAACTTCTATCCAGCAAACTATACATGTCTATTGATTGATAATATGAGAAGTAGCAAGCAAGAGCCTACAGAAATCTCATTTGATGTGAACTCTAGTCCAGACGCAGAAACAAGTAATAACTTTGATATGAGTTACGCGCTATCCCTTAGTAAGAAATCCGAGTTCATTGATTATGTCAATGGATTTGGTTTTAAGTTTGACGAGAACATGAATCTCAAAAAACTTAAGAACCTACTTAAGACCAAAGCTTAAGTATAAACAGGGGCTAATGCCCCTTTATCTATTTATAAGGATATTTAATGAAGGCTAAGAGTGCAAAAGACTTTTATTGCTTCCTACAATCCTATATCAATTCCGTGGAGAAAGGTGATAGATATAATCTTAAAGATGTTATTGCATCGCCTTTAACATGGAGACTTAGCAAATGGCCTGAAGAAGATATCACACCCACTAGTAAACAACCTACCTACATCCCAGATATTAATCTCCCAGATTCAGATAAGTTATTGTACCCAATGTTCCACATTGTTGGGCTTGGTACATTTCTTATGGATATCCAGTATGTAATTGGTAAGGGTTATAAGGTTGAAGGTATTGTTGTTGGTGATGTATCTCCACAACATAAAGGCTATTTTAGATTAAACGCACGTTTAGAGGCTAAAAAGAAATGATTAAAGCAAAGACTTACCCAGACTTCAAAGAATTTGTAAAAGGTTTCGTCGCAAATGTAAAGGCTGGTAAGAGATATGATTTTAGAACATATCAAGAAGCTATTTTACCGCTTACCTATAGTTCATATTGGCCTGAAGCTGATATCGCAGAAGTTGAGAAGTTTGACTACAAACCAGACTACAAAGCCCCTTTTAGTGATGATTTGCTTTACAGCATCGGTGCTCAAATGAGAACTTCTGACTTCTTCATGGATTTACAATACGCAATTATCAATGGTAAAGACGTTGATACAGTTTATTGTGAATGGCTGGCAAGAGTTAAGCCTTTCTCAATGTTGAATGCTAAGCTGAAAGATGCTATTAAGCCACCAGCAATTACTCAGCAACCAACAGGCCAAACAGTCAATGAGGGCGGTACACTCACTCTAAGTGTTCTAGCAACTAACGCCACTGGCTATCAGTGGAAGAAGGATGGTGAGGACATCCCCAGTGCCACTTCTGCAACTTACACAAAACAATCCGTAGCACCTTCTGACGCTGGTTCATACACTTGTGTTGTATCTGGAGAGGGTGGAACAAGTGTCACCTCAGATGCAGCAACGGTTACTGTTAACGCACTGCCTGTGATTACACAGCAACCTTCTAGCCAGACCATTAATGAAGGTGGAAACATCAGTCTATCAGTGACTGCAACAGGTGCAACAGGTTACCAGTGGAAGAAAGATGGCTCTGACATCCCTTCAGCTACAAACGCTACCTATAGCAAGTCTGGTGCACTGCCAGCAGATGCAGGTTCCTATACTTGTGTTGTAACTGGTGCTGGAGGTTCTGTTACTTCTAACCCTGCAACAATCACGGTAAATGCTTTGCCAGTTATCACTCAGCAGCCAACCAATCAAGAAATCACTGAAGGTGATACCTTGACACTAAGTGTTGTGGCTACTGGTGCGACAGGTTATCAGTGGAAGAAGGGTGAGGAAAACATCCTAGACGCAACTACTGCAACTTACACCAAAGAAGGTGCAACCACTGCTGACGCAGGAAGCTACACCTGTGTAGTTACTGGTGCAGGTGGCTCTGTAACATCTAATGCGGCAACAGTTACAGTTAACCCAGCAGGGGAGGTATAATGCAACTCTCAAGAAAAGGTTTAGAAGCTATTAAGTCCTTTGAAGGTCTGAAGTTAGAGGCTTACGAAGATTCTGCCGGAATCCCAACAATCGGGTATGGTACAATCCGTATTGACGGAAAACCTGTTAAGCTGGGTATGAAAATTACTGCTGAACAGGCTGAACAGTATCTTCTTGCAGATGTTGAGAAGTTCGTTGCAGCAGTGAATAAAGCTATCAAGGTTCCAACTTCTCAGAATGAGTTCGATGCACTTGTAAGTGAAACATACAACATCGGTATCACAGCTATGCAGGATTCTACATTTATCAAGCGCCACAATGCTGGTAATAAGGTAGGTTGTGCAGAAGCTATGCAGTGGTGGAACAAGGTTACAGTCAAGGGTAAGAAGGTCACTTCAAACGGTCTGAAAAACAGACGTAGAATGGAAGCTGACATTTATCTTGACAGTGTATATCCAAAGTAATATCTTCATAGGCTCCTTCGGGAGCCTTTTTTATTTTCTAAGGAGAAAACTATGAAGCTTTGGGCTAGTGACTTTGGGACTTTTAAGTACACTCGTAATGGTTCGCTTGTACGCATCATTGGAAGTAACGTTGTTACAGTTGGTGATAGAGTGCATACAATGTTCACCGTTGAGTTGGTTGAACTCTCACCTATTGAGGCTGCTAATAACGGTTTATTCAAGTTTGAAACTTACCATGTAAATGAACATGGGCAGTTTAATACTCTAGGTGAAAGTGGTCTCGATATTATTTCAGAGAACCCATTGACAAGAGAGCAACTTGCAGGTTACTATAAAACCATTCTTGAAAGAACTTTGGCGACACATGAACATGAAGCCAGATATCACATTGAACGGTGTGAAGTTCTAAAAGCGAAAATCGAACAAGCAGAGAGAGGTTTTTATGAATAAAGATGTTATAGATATCCAAGTAAAGGTGGACACATTTGGTCATGATGGTCGAGAAGACATTGGTTTTGCCGACGCAGTAATATTCAAGTGCAACGGAGATTTATTCCTTCGTTTTACAGTGTCTGGAAGCACCCTTCATCGAATGCGAGATGATGAAGATGGCTGCCCTGTATTTGGTTTGTTTGACAGGGAGTTCCCTCTCTACGCAATCCACTACCCAGATGGTGGTGAAGACTGGACAACCCAATCAATCTTTGATGAGCTTAATGGTGTTCCAGTTGAGCAAGAAGAAGAAGAAGAGGAAGAACCTGTTGAACTCACCTTCACTTTTATCAAAGAAGAGAAAGTAGGTGAATTGTCCGTAACTGAAGCAATTCAAGTCACACAGGTTATTCGTTAATGAGTAAAGTGCAGGTTATTTTCCCTATTTGTGACTTCTCACTAGAGCGTGAACTTGACCTGTACGAAGAAATTACTGACGAAATTATCTGGTCTGTTGTAGAAGAGGCTATCAAGAAACTGTATGGTGGCCTCTTAAACCCATCAAGTAAAAAGCTCAATACTAAACAAGTAGCTGATACGTACACTTCATATGATGCCTACAACAAACCTTTTGAAAATACCTGCTTTGACCTTATGGTAGGTAACAACAAAGTCAACTATTTCTTCGTCAGAGAGTTTAACGATGAGTAAGCTCCATGTCGCAGTGTACAAAAACTTCTCAGATATCAAAGAGTCTTTAACTAATAAGCTTGACATGCAACGGAAAAGACTCTTTTTAATGTACGATATCGACAACTACGAACATCCTAAAGAGTTTAACTACAAAGATGGTACAAAGGTTGTTGAATTTGAAGACTCTGTAACGGTGTATGTCAAACATGACTTACCAGCAAAGTATATAGGGATGTTAGAGTACTATATATTCAAACACACAGGTATGCGTGGTGAATCTGTCAAGATATCTTCTATAGAAGTTTTTGAGAAACCTAACACACAACTTAAAAAGTATTTAATGAGGAAACTGTAATGTCCGAAGAGCAACAGAATATTACCCCACAAGTAACACTAGTTCAACATTTTGGGAACATTGAAGGTTGTGTTGCACTTTTTCAACCAAGTATCAATTCCCCTGCAAAAGTTTGCAAGTTGACTATGAATGTTAATAACATTAGTGTCTGCCTTGTTGATGAAGTCCAGTACTTCAAGTTTAATGACAGAGAAGTTGATGCTGCACTTTTGAAGTATCGAGCTAGTCTCGAAAAAGATATTGACCATAAAGAACTTGTAACACTGTTTGGTGACCTCCACAAGCTTCTTGAAAAGGTTATTAAACGTACATACTACATGAACAATGGTTCAATTGTCACAACTTTGATTTCACCATGTATCTCAGAGCCAATTCTGACCGATGATGGTGGGTACTATGTAGTGGCATCAGCAGATTCTGACTGGTGGATGAAAAATACAGCACTGAAGACAGTGATTGAGGCTATTCGTGAGCATATCCCTTCATTCAGCCCGTGGAAAGGCAAAGGTGACGATTTTATCGCACTATTGAGTGAAGAGAGTAACAAACGTAGCGCATTACTGCCTAAAAAATACTCTTGACTGAATATACAATGTTAACTATGATGGGAGCTATCGAGAGGTAGTTCCCTTTTTAGTTTCTGGAGAATAGATATGGCTAAAGTAAAAGAACACGATAAAATTATTCTGTATGTTAAACAGAACCCTTCGAAGAGTGTTGAGGCTGTTGTAACATATGTCTCACAGACTGGCACAGTTTATTTTCGACCACTGAAGAACTTAGACTTTGACACAACACCAAACCACACATTTAGCACTTCTGCAAGGCTGTGTGCAGGGACTGTATACTCAACCGCTGAGATTGAGTCCTTATCTTTCACAGGTGCTTACAAGAACTTTATCGGGATTGCTTTAAAGGACTCTGAGGAATCTTTTAAATTTTTCATGGATGCTGCTAAAGGTGGTCATACACATCTCATGCCAGTATTTAAGAAGGCTGACACAGAGCTTACTAGTAAGTGCGAAGAAATTAGCAGTGACCTGAAGGAACTTAAGGCATCTGTGCAGAATGCTGTTTACATCATTGAAAGGAACCACTTAGAAGTTCTTTTCAGAGATATGCTGAAAGCAGGATTTACTCCAAACGAAATTACAAGAGAAACTCAACGTCAGTTCAGAAATGCTATGGTGAAAGAATGAAAAAGCTAACTACAGTTGAAGATTACTACAAGCTGTCCTTATTAGAACAATACCGTAGAAGCCAGAATATCAGAAAATGTTATGGTAAACATGCTGAAGGTGACTTTTACCGTTGCTACGATTCAGATTTAAAAGGTGTAACACCCAGAGGGAAAGTCCTGCAAAGACTTGTTGACCTTGAGTGGAACAAACGATTGAGAGAGGTTGGAAAATGATTTACGAAGAAAGATACAAGATAGATTATCAGGATACTCGTCATCATACTTCTTTGAGAGTAACCAAACCAAACGGAGACACTGGCATCATAGCGCATTTCGGTGGTGATTATTGGTACGGTACAGGTTGCTTTGAAGGCTACAATAAAGAATACCTGAAAGCTTTCTACAGAGACTTTACAAATGACTACAACAGGGTTGTTGATGAAAAGAATAAGTGCATTAAGCATGAGTACCATGCCAGAGGTTGTTTAAGTATTGTCATGGTACTGGCATTCTTCTTAGCAACATTACTGGCAGTATCAGCAATCAGTACCATAGCTCAAGACTTGACCATTACACAGATTACTGCAAAGGTATATGATGTTTGGTACTTGTATGTTGTTCCTTTAGTTGGTATCATCATCTCACTAATGAGATTCAGAGTTCATAAGAAACGACTTAAGGACTCTGAGGTTAAACTTGAAGAGGTAAGTAAAGAATGCAACCTACAATTATAGCTGTATGTGTTCGTTTTGCAATCGCTGAAATGATTAACAAGGCAATCTTAAAAGATGCCTATGGAGAAACTAAGTAATGATTAAGACACCTGTACCAATTTTTGGATTCCCTTCTATTGAAGAGTTCAAAGTTTATCTTGACAAAAACTTCTACAATGAGCAGCCTGTTACTCTGCTGAAGAGTGATTTATCAGAGCTTCTTGATATGGTTATCAAGGCAACTTCTGAGAAGGAGCCTGAACAGAAAGCTGAGAAGAAGACTAGCAAGAAATCTGAAAAGAAAACTGAAAAGTCTGAGTAATAACTTGAGGGGTTACTTGATAGCCCCTTTGTAGAAACTTAGAAGGTAGCGAAATGAAGATTAAAGAAGTTGTTCAAAAAGCAATGCTTGACAACTCAACTAAAGATGAAATGTACAAAGAGATTTGTGATAAGTTGAATTGTTCAAGACATGCTGCTAAGGTTCTTGTACATTGCTTTATCTGGGAATGCTCAGAAGCTTATATGCAACATGTAGCTTTTGAAAGTTCTCACTTACTAGGTGATGTAGAAGTTGGTGAGAAGCTAAAAGAACCTGAGATGAAAACAGTTCCTAAAGTTGGTAATGTATACCGCCTTAAAGACTTCAAGACTGGAAAGATTGTTGCAAAAGGTGTAGTAGAATCTGTTTATCACGATGGTAAATACTTACTTAAAATATTTGAGTACGATAGTAACTATACACACTTATGTGGGCTTACATTCTTAGTTTCAGAAGAAGACCTCATTAAAAACAATGACAATAAGTTTGCAGTACCAGATTACCAAGTTATACGATGAAGAGTCTTATGGGACACCATCACAAGATGAATTGGAAGAACTTGAGAGATGTGGTTCACCTTCGTAATAAGAAGGTTAACTCTGTAGAATGGTCAAAGATTACTGATAAGTGTTTTAAGGACTTAATAGCTATGAAAAAAGAAACTACCTCGGAACGACAGTATTTAGTCTTGAGTTTAGAAGACATTAATGAATATTTGTCTGAAGAAACTAGAGATACACTTAACCAGATTGTATTCTCTCTACGACATCACAGAGAGGTTGAAAATTGTTTGCCACCTCTTAAGGGTGTCTTTGTAGATGAATCTTATCCGTTCTATGAAGAAACTTTAGATAAAGTTAAAATGCATCTTAAACAGGAGAACCGTAAGAAGGTTACTATGACATCTCTTGGCGGTCACCCTATGGAAGTCATGGAGGATATAGACCCTAAGAGACCACACAAAGGTATATGTATTAAGCTCTCTAATCGAGAGGAATATATTTCTATTGGTCATATTTATAACCTCATGAGTGGGTCTTCTGTATTCAATGGTTTCCATTGTGTGATAGAGTCCTTCCCGATTAAAGGAGAAAGCATCATGTTGCAGATACGTGATAACGATACAGGGTTTACTCATTTTTATCAGACAACTAAGTCATCTTTAGAAACTGTGGTTGAAACAGTTCTTTAAAATATCTACATAGCCCCTTTTATGGGGCTTTTTATTTTTTATAAAATTTTATCGGTTGTTCCAACCTCTGGGTCACCATGATATGTGAATAAAAATATCTATACCTTCTTAACATCTGCTTAAGCTTACTCTCTATATTAGTTATATAGTACTATATAGTATCTTAGTATCTATCTAGTGGTCTTAATAGCTATCTGTATAACTCTTCTAAACATCCCTTTAAATAGCCCTCTAACAAGCCTTCTTAACAACCTATACAGTCACCTTAACCAT